CTATGCGGCCCCCTTCCGGAGGAGGGCCTTCGCCGCCTCGGACCCGTCGATCGTCAGGATCGCCTTGGCGAACTCCGGGTCGACGAAGACCGAGTAGACGTTCGCCGTGAGCTTCGGGTCCGAGTGCCTCATGAGCTTCTGGGCGAGCTGGAGCGAGACGCCGTGCCTCGCGAGCTCGGTCCCGAACGTCACGCGGAGGGCGTGGAAGTCCGTCACCCGGCCGCCGCGCTTGTCGGGAACGCCGATCCGCGCGAGGTCCCGCCGGAGCGTCTTCACCTTCGGGACGGCCGGGAGGACCTTGTCCTCGGGCTTCGCTTCGGGCGGCCGGAACGCCCGGAGGGTCTCGAGGAGACGCGGCGGGATCAAGTACGTCGGCGTGTCCTCGCGGTTCTTGCAGAACTCGCCGGGCAGACGCGCCGCCGCAGCATCGAGGTCGAGGTCGAGCCAGCGGCAGGCCTTGCACTCGCTGCGACGCCAGCCGAAGAACGAGGCGAAGCCATAGGCGACGGCCCGGCGGACGGGGACCGCGTCGAGGAGCCGGTTGCGTTCGTCGGCGAAGAGCGGCCCCCGCCGTCGCGTCTTCTCGACCTGGCGCGCCCGCGGGACGAGGTCGATCGGATTGCGCGAGACGCGCCCGGCCTTGAGGAGCCATCCGAAGAAGGCTCCGACGATCCCGCGGATGTAGTTACGCGTCCGCGCCGACCGCCCGCGCGTAACGACGGAGATCGCGTCGAGGAGCGCGGACGGTATGGCGTCCGAAAGCTCCGAGAAGGGCGCGAGCACCTTCCGGAGGATCGTGCGGGTCTGCGAGACGTGCTTGCCGCTGAGTCCGCGCCAGGCCATCTCCGCGAGGTGCTCCTCTACGGCTTTCGCGACTTGACCGGATGGTTGACGAACGATAGCATCCATGCCGTACCTCCTTGGGGCTCGCGCGCCTTCGTCCGCCTCTCCTAGCCAAGGGTCGCGGATCGGGGTCGCGGGCCCCGGGCCTTCCTATGGCCGCGCCTTCTCGCGCGGTCGTCCTTCCTCGATGAGCCGGTAGATCGTCGATCGGGAGATCGGGACCGCGGCCGCGATGTCCGCGACCGGCCATCCGGCGCGGACGAGCTCGATCGCGGCTCGGTTCCGGATTTTCCGGGGCGATGCCGCCTTGGTGCCTATCGCCTTCTTCTCTTCGGTTAAGGACACTTAACGCCTCCATCGTAGGTGGACATGATACCCACGGCGATATCCCATGTCCAGCGTCCCAACGGGACAGCCGCGTCTCATACTTAAGTAAAAATCTCGCAACGGCATCAGTATCGGCCCACCACCTTCCCAAAGAGACGCCTTCCGACCCTGATCCTTCCCGGCGATCCGAGGGCCGTCCGGAAGTCTCCTTTCGAATGCGCGTCGAAAGGGCGAGCGAGGATGGCCGGGTCTACCTCCAAGCGAGTCGCGCGGACCGCGAGGTCCTCGAAGAGGAGGGCCTTGCTTGGGTCGAGTACCCGGAAGACGGCGGGGCCGTCCTCGAGACGCGGATCTGGTACCTCCCGGCGATCCGCGAGGCGGTCCCCGAGCTCGAGATGGACGACGCCGTCCGCGCCACGGTCGCGGCCGCGAGCCGAGTCCTTGCCGCCCCGCCCCCGGACACACCGGGGGAGCCCCCTGACCTCGGCCTCGCCCTTCCCGGCTACCAAGGCCTCGGGGTCGCCTTCCTCGAGTCGCGCACGGGTGCCGTTCTCGCCGACGACGTCGGCCTAGGAAAGACCGTCCAGGCCGCGACGGCTTTCCTTCGCTCGGTTCGCGCGGGTGGGGCGGCGCTCGTCACGACCGAGGCGGCGAAGAAGGGCGACTGGCGCGACGACGTCTCCCGGACGTGGCTCGGAGACGAGCGGTTCCTTAGCGGCGAGGCGACGCCGTTTCCCGTCCTCGCCGCCGGAGGCGAGCGCCGGCATCGCCTCCCCGCGTACGAGGCCTGGGCGCGCGACGGCGGCGTCCTCATCGTCAACCACGACCTCATCCGCAACGACCTCGGGCTCCTCGAGCGAGCTGCGATCGCGCGTGGTCGAGTCGCTTCCGGCCCACTCTGCTTCTCGATCGACGAGGCTCGGGTCATCCGGTCCCCGGACTCGAAGACATGGGTCGCGGCCTCGAGACTCGGGCGGATCTTCGACCGGCGATGGGCCCTGACGGCGACGCCGATCGAGAACGGCCTCGCGGACCTCTGGTCCCTGTGCGAGTGGGCTCGCCCCGGCTACCTCGGGCCCCTCGAGACGTTCGAACGCCGACACGTTATCGCACGGACGATCGTTCCGCGCGGACGACCCTGGCTCCGCTGGCGCAAGGTCGAGGGGTTCCGCAAGCTGCGCGAGGTCCGCTTCGCGTTCCGCGCCGTCTACCTCCGCCGGACGCAGCGCGATCCCGAGGTCGAGGTCGAACTCCCCGAACTCCTCCCGCCCGATGTCCGCGTCCTCGACATGGAGCCGCGCCAAGCGGCCGCGTACCGGGCCTCGAAGAAGAATGGGAAGGCGTCCCTCGCACGCCTCCGGCTCATCTGCAACGCGCCGACAACGGCGGGCGAGCCCGGCGGGAGTCCCAAGCTCGAGGAGCTCTACCGGATCGCGGCCGAGATCGCCTCGCGCGAGAAGCTCGTCGTCTTCACCGAGAGCCGACGGTTCGCGCTCCTCATCGGCGCTCGTCTGGAGAACTGGCGCCCGGCCCTCCTCGTCGGCGGAATGGGGGACGACGCGCGCGAGCATGCGAAGCGGTCCTTCCTCCTCGACCCGACCGTCCGCGTCCTCGTATCGACGAGCACCGGGTACCGTGGTCTCAACCTCCAGACAGCCGCCTCGTGCGTCGTCAACGCCGACCTCCCCTGGAACCCTGCTGCCCTCCGGCAACGGATCGGACGCGTCTACCGACCTTTCGGCCCCCACCGCCGGGTCCGGGTCGTCTTCCTCGCCATGCGCGGGACCGTAGAGGACAAGGTCGTCCGTCGCGTCGCCGGGAAGCAAGAGCTCTCGGACTTCATCCTCGGGGGTGCCGACGAGGTGAGCGGCGCGCTCCGGACGGCCGCGAGCGAGGTCCTGGAGGACGCTTGACCGAGCTCTACCGCATCCGGGCGGATCCCGGCCTCGCCGACGCCTGGCGGTTCCTCGCCGAGGACATCGCGCGGCTCGGGCTCCTCGTCTCGCGAGATCGGATCGCCTCGCGGGAAGCTTTGGAGGGATGGATGAGGAGGGCCCGAGCCGCCTCCGCGCGGCTCGAGGAACTACGCCGAATGTCCCTGAGGGAGGCCGTCTCCCGGTGCCGGAAGCCGCCGTCGAGCGCGAGCATGGAGGACCTCGTCCTTCACCCGGACGAGCCGACGGCACCGTTCTAATCCCCGGGACGTTAAGTCCCCTTAACGCCGCCGCCGACGATTTCCGGATCGCCAAACCCGACGACTTCCTCGACCTGGTCGCCCGCATTCGGGACTCCGGCGCCGGGTTCGCCTTCGACGTCGAGACGTCGTCGACGCGACTCGAGGTCGCCTCGATCGTCGGCCTCTCGATCAGCTCGAGGACTCTCGACGTCTACTTCCCGCTCCGGCATCGCGACCCGCTCCTCCCGCCGAAAGAAGAGCCGCCGCCCCCTCCGCCCCCCGCCGACGAGCCGTTCGTCCTCTCCGGCGCCGCCCGCAAGCGCGAGCGGAAGCCGCCCGCGCCGAAGCCGCGCCGACGGACGCTCGGGGAGCAGCGGGCGACGCCCCCCTACGTCGGCAACCTCCCCGAGCGCGAGCTCCTCGCCGCGCTCCTCGACCTCTTCCGAGCGTCGCCGGCGACGAAAGGCGCCCACAACATCGCCTTCGACTGGCGCGCTCTCCTCGAGGCGTGGAAACGCCTCGGGCTCGTTGATACCCCGTTCCTCGCCCCCGGCCTCAACGACAGCATGCTCGCGGCCTACGCGCTCTCCCTCCACCTCAGGGAAGCTCATGGGCGACTCGGTCTCGACTGGCTCGCCGAGCGCGTCCTCGGCCGGAACAAGGACGAGGCCGAGCTCCGGGCGTGGTTCGAGAAGCAGGGCGTCCGTCGCGTCCAGGACCAGAAAGAATCGCTCGCCTGGGCTCCGATCCGACTCGCGGCGCGCTACTGCGTCTTCGACGCTCGTCTCTGCCGAGGGCTCCTCAAGCGACTCCTCCGGAAGCTCCGCGAAGACACCGGATGCCGGCGCGTATATGCGCGCGAGCTTCGCCTCGCGCGGACAACGATGGCCATGGAGTCGACGCCGAAGTTCGTCGATCTCGCCTACGCCGAGGAGCGGCTCGCGGCCTCCGAGAAGGAGCTCGAGGTCGTCAAGGTCCGGGCCGAGAAGATCGCCAAGCGCGATCTCAACATGAACTCGGCAAAGCAGCTCGCCGAGGTCCTCCGCCTTCGCGGCCTGCCGCTCCCGCTCACGGAGAAGAGCGAGGCCGCGAGCGAGGACGGCGAGGGGGGGACGTACTCGACGTCGGCCGAGGCCCTCGAGCCGTTCCGGAACAAGGACGCCCTCGTCGAGGCGATCTTCGACCACCGATGGCTCAAGCGCCGGAAGGACGTCTTCGAGGCGCTCGTCGCGTACTCGATCCCCTGCCGCTGGCGGTCGGAGGGCCCGCCCGAGAGCGGTCGGGTGTTCCTCATGGAAGAAGAGGACGCGAGCCCGGCCGCGCGCGATTGGTTCCGGCGCAGGCGCGGCATCCTCTTCCCTCACCTCAACCAGACGTCGGCGCGGACCGGGCGCTTCTCGACGTCGGAGCCGAACCTCCACGGGACGGATCGCGACGACACCGTCGACGAGGAGCTCGTCGATCGCGCCCGGGCATGGAGCGTCCGGCGCGCGATCGTCCCGCCCGGGCCCAACTGGCTCCTCCTCTTCGTCGACTGGCGCCAAGTCGAGCCGCGCTTGACGGCGCACTTCACGCGCGACCGAAACCTCGCGGCCATCTTCGCCGAGAATCGCGACCTCTACGTCGAGATCGGGAAGACGGCCTGGCCAGTGGACCTGGAGCTCCCCGACAAGGCGTGGAAGGAGGCTCATCCGGACCTCCGCCAACGGGCGAAGAACCTCTTCCTCGCCGTCGAGTACGGCGCCGGGCCCCGTCAAGCCTCGGTCATGATCGGCCCGCCGTGCGGGACGGTCGAGGCGGCCCTCATCCTCCAGCGCGTCGACGAACGCTTCCCCGGGATCGGCGCCTACGCGGAGTACCTCGCCCGCCAGTTCCGCGCGCGCGGCTACGTCAGGAACCCCTTCGGCCGGAAGCTCTACCTCGACCATGAAGAGCGGACCTACGCGCTCCTGAACTACATGGTCCAGGGAACGGGGGCGGACCTCCTCAAGGTCGCAACGATCCGGGCGGACGACGACCTCGCCGCCTCCGGCCTGAGAGCTACCCTCGCGATGAGCAGCCACGACGAACTCTTCCTCCACGTCCATCGCGAGGACGTTGAGGAGGCGATCCCGATCCTCGTCCGGGCCATGACCGACTTCCCGTTCCGGGTCCCACTCGAGGTCGAGGTCGCGATCGCGTCGGTCGCCTGGAGCGAGAAGGTTCCCGTCCCGATCGGAGGGCCATTCCCATGGGACAAGCTGCCGTAGCCCCCTGTGCGGTCTGCCGCGGCCGGAAGCACGTCCGGGACGCCGCGACCGGCCGTTGGCGCCCCTGCGCCTGCCGCGCGGAAGCGGTCCGGGACGCGCTTCTCGAGCGCGGAGGCGTCGCCGATGTCGAGGTCCGCCCTCTCTCCGCCTTCGGTCGCGGTTTCGGCCGCTTCGTCCGGACCGCGTACGAGGCCTCGGGCCATTCCGTCCTCTACGGCCAGATGCCGGCGGTCGGCGAGGCAGCCCTCGCCGCCCTCCGAGCGGCGATCGGGACCGGACGGGATGGACGCCTCGTCCGGCTCTCGGAGCTCGTCGACCTCACGTTCAACCGCGAGGAGAAGGCGCGGCTCGAGGCGCAGCTCTCGCGACTCGCCTTCATCGTCGTCCTCTGCGGCGAGGAGGGCCGGCACTCCTACAACGGGCCCCGACTCTCCGAGCTCGTCAACCGCCGCGACGTCGAGGGACGCTCGACGCTCGTCGCCGCGACGGGCAACCTCCGAGCCCTCTACGGCGACAGGGGCGCCGCCCTTCTCCGGAACCCGAAGAAGGTCGCGGTCTTCGACCTCGAGGCCCTTTGAGCGCCGAGCGGCTCCTCCTCTCCGCCCTCCTTGCGAACCCCGGTCGCCACGAGGGCCGGCTCGCGCGCGTCGACCCCTCCTGGCTCGAAGACGAGGTCCTCTCGGCGCTCCTCAGGCTCCTCCGCAGGCGCCCGTCGACGCTCGCCGGCCTCGTCGAGCATCTCCGATCGAAGAAGCCCGGGCGTCTCCGCGATCGGCTCCTCGCCGTCCTCCCGGCCCTCGCCGACGTCGGCCGAGTCGAGGACGTCGACGTCGACCAGGCCGCACGCGAGATCGCGGACCGCGCGAAGCGACGCGCCTTCCTCGATCGCATGAGGGCCGCGATCGAGGCGCTCGACCGGAACGAGCTCGGCGCGGCGGAAGACGTCGTCTCGAGGCTCGCTGCCGAGCTCCCGACCTTCGACGTCCGCGGCGAGGCCGTCGAGGACCTCTCCTCGATGGCTGAGGCGGTCCTCCGCGAGCATGGGGCCGTCCGGGAGGCGGGCGCGACCGCGTACATCCCAACCGGCTTTCGCCGACTCGACGAGGTCGTCGGCGGCGGCCAGCCCGGCGACCTCTGGCTCTGGGCCGCGTACGCGAGCGAGGGGAAGTCGACGTCGGCCCTCTCGGTCGCCTACCACGCTTGGCTCTCTGGCCGGGTCGTCTGCTGGATCGCCCTCGAGATGAAGAGCTTGCCGGTGGGGCGTCTCCTCCTCGCGCGGCACTCTTGCACCCTCTTCCCCGACGCGCCGTTGCTGACGCGGGAGGTCGCGCGCGGGTGCCTCGACGAGGAGGGCGAGCGGAAGCTCCGGGAGACGGTGGCGGACGTCAAGCGACGGGAGGCGGAGAGGCGTTGCTGGTGGTCCTGGCGCCCGCCCCGGTCGACGACGATCCGCGATGTCGAAAGGCGCATGGAAGCGCTCCGGTCGGCGACGTCCGTCGACCTCCTCGTCATCGACTACCTCGAGCTGCTCCGTCCGTTCGAGCGCCGGCGCGCGGCGCGCGAGGAGCTCAACGACACCCTCGGCGAGGCGAAGGAGCTCGCGGCGACGTACGCGGGCGGGCGCGGACTCTGGCTTCTCTCGCCGCACCAGATCAGCCGCGACGGGCGGAAGGAGTGCGAGCGCCGGAAGCCGGTCCCGCACTACCTCCTCTCGGACCTCGCCGAGAGCTCGAGGGCGGAACGCGACTCGGACGTCGTCTGCTGGACCCTCCGGACGCGAAAGCTCAAGACAGCGAACCAAGTCGTCATCGGCGTCTGCAAGGCGCGTGGCGAGGAGACGATCCCGCTCGGTTTCAAGGCAATGGCCGACTACCGCTCGGCGTTCGTCGCGGACCTCGTCGACGAGGAGAGCGAGCCGGACGCCGAACGCGACTTCGACCCGGTGGACTGATGGGCACTACCCCGACATGCCGGCTGATCCTCGGCGACGCCCGCAAGGCCTTGCGAGAGCTGCCGGAGGAGAGCATCCACTGCTGCGTTTGCAGCCCTCCGTACTGGTCCCTCCGCGACTACGGCATCCCGCCATCCGCATGGGGCGGAGATCCTGCCTGCTCGCATGCATGGGGGGCGGAGCGTCCAACGACGAAGATCCGGCCGCGGCCGGACCACTCCGGCAACGACTTCCTCGACACGCGCGGGAACCAGAAGGGATCGCGCGCGGCGGCCGGCCTCCGTCGGCACGGAGCCTTCTGCTTGGGCTGCGGCGCGTGGTTCGGTGCCCTGGGGCTTGAGCCGACACCCGAGCTCTGGGTCGAGCACGTCGTCGAGGTCTTCCGGGATGTGCGGCGGGTCCTCAGGCGCGACGGGACCCTCTGGCTCAACCTTGGAGACTCGTTCTACGGCGAGAAGAGCTTCGAGGGGAACCTCGCTAGCACCGACGGCGTCTTCGATCGGCGACGCTCCCGGCTCGGGATCCTGAGCGGCCTGAGGACGCCTGGCCGGCACCCGACAATCAAGAGGGGGGACCTGGTCGGCCAGGCCTGGTCGGCGGCTCTCGCGCTCCGAGACGACGGCTGGTACCTCCGCATGGACCATGTCTGGGCGAAGGGCCTCTCGTTCTGTCCGGATCGTTCGGGTTCGGTCATGCCGGATAGCGCCCCTCGGGCGACGAAGTCGCACGAGTACCTCTTCCTGCTCACGCGCTCGAGGCGCTACTTCTACGATCGCCATGCCGCGTCCGAGGCGTCCGCCTGCGCGGACGAGGCGCGATGGGGCGACGGTCAGAACGGGCATGGCGGCGGCGAGCCGCACGAGGGGAGCACGCGACGATTCGGAGCCGAGCCGAAACGCCGGAACCTCCGTAGCGTGTGGGTCATCAACCCTCAGCCGTCTCCGCTTGCCCACTACGCGAGCTACCCGGAGGCGCTAGTCGAGCCGTGCATCCTTGCCGGAACGAGCGAGCGAGGCGTCTGCGGCTCCTGCGGAGCACCCTGGACGCGCAAGGTCTCCGCCCGGTACGTGACATCGGCGCTTCATGGGCCGGGCTCGAAGGTCTTGCGTGACGGCTCGCCCCGGCGCGACGTCGGGCGTCCTCGACTCGATCGGATCGCCGCGACGGCGGGATGGACGCCGAGCTGCCGATGCCCGCTCGTCGACCCGGTCCCCGCGACGGTCCTCGATCCGTTCCTCGGCCGAGGGACGACGGCGATCGTCGCCGTTCGCCTCGGGCGGAACGCGGTCGGGATAGACCTCAAGCCCGAGTACCTGGACATGGCCCGTCAGGGCCTTGCCCTGGACGCGAAGGGCCTTCGCCCCGTTCGACAGAAGCCGCCTGAGCCGCTACCGCTCTTCGACTCGCTGCCGGCGAAGGAGGAGACGTGAGGGGTACCACCTTCCGGCTCCGCGACGTCATCCGGCTCCTCGATCTCGGCGAGGCCGGGCCGGACGGCCGCCTCCCCTGTCCGAGGTGCCCTCCCGGGAAAGCGCCGGCGATGTCCGTCCGGGACGATCGCCGCTGGTTCTGCCACCGCTGCGCCGAGGGCGGGGGCCCCGTTCGACTCGCTGCCCGCGCGTGGGGTGTCTCCATCACCGAGGCGGAGGCCCGGCTCGAGGACCTCCTCGGCGAGGGCGACGGGCTCTCCCCCGCTTCGCTCCTTCGCCGGCTCGACGCCGTCGCGGCGCGCGCCGAGGACTCCGAGACCGCCGAGGAGGACCTCCTTCTTCTCGTCGATCGCTGGTGGCTCGCGGCGGCCTGCCGGCTCGGGCGGCGCGCGACCGTCGACGACGATCGTCCTTGGGTTGCGCTCCGGCGCCGTGTCGTGCTCGGCGAGCTCGCCGGCGTCCGAGAGGTCCTCGACGTGGCGGGGCGACTGCTCGAAGCGGTCCCGAGGAACGAGCGCGAAGAGGTCCCGCTCCTCCTCCCCGAGAGCTCGAGGCGGCGGGCGCGAGACCGCGAGTCCGAGGAGGCGGGTCATGAGTGACGAAGGCATCCGGGTCGACGTTCCCGTCAAGCTTCTTCGCGATGCGCTCCTGGCGGAGCTGACGCGCGCGGGTTACCGCCATGACCCCGGCCCCATCCAGAAGGCGGCGATAGAGGCCGTCGCCGGCGAGGGCGACAAGATCGCCGCCGTCATGCGCGAAGCCGTCGCCAGCGTCCTCGCCGATCCCGCGTTCATCGCGCTACTACGTTCGGCGATCGCCGACGCGTTGATCGAGTACGCGAAGGCAAGCGCCCGCGGCGCGGCGAGCAAGAAGCGACTCGGCCCGACGCTCTTCGGCGCGGAGACGGTGGGGGAATGACAGGACGCTCGAGAAGGGCCCTCCCAAGGCCACCGTCGCCTCCAATGCAAGATGATGTTAAGGTTGGTTAACCGATGAGTGCCGGCGTCTATCTCTGCATGCACCGGGCGCGGCCGCTCTCCGACGAGGAGCGCCGCTTCGTCGAGCTCAATCACGGGCTCGTCGGGAACGTCATCCGGCGCTGGTTCCGGCCCTACGTCGCCCGCCGGCCGGGTGCGGAGGTCGGCGAGGATCTCCTCACGTACCAGGACCTCTTCGACACCGGCGTCTTCGGCCTGATCGAGGCCCTCGACCGCTGGGACCCCCGGCGCGGGAGCTTCTCGACCTGCGCGACCGAGTGGATCCGGAACAAGATCCAGCTCTACGTCTCGACGACCCTCCGGGCGATCCGCGTGCCGAAGCACGTCCGCGTCCGGGCGAAGACGTCCGCGGTTCATGCTCGCCGGATCGCGGTCGCGGGAAAGGTCCTTCCGCTCGAGGCGGCCGAGGACTCGTCACGCGACGGGCGCCGACACGACGAGGACGCCTTCGAGCGTCGCGAGCTCTTCCTCCGCGCCTACACGGTCCCGGTCGACGGCGACCTCGAGCGGCTCGGACGGTTCGTCGTCGTCCGGCTCGCCGGCGTCGACGGGAGCGGGTTCTCGCCGCGCCACCGTGAGGAGGCGCTCGCTGAGCTCGGCGCCGTCCTCGGGAGGACCCGGGGCGAGCTACGGGCCGCAGCGGACGCATTCCTCCGCCGGGCCCGGGGATGCTCTACGGGCCTCGCTTGATCCGATAAACCCCTCCGAACGGATGGGTAAGCGGCGCGGCCGATCTCGGACGGCTTCTGGCGACGTCAACGCGTGGGTTCCTGGCCAGATCCTGAGTCCCTGCCTCTTCTGCCGGAGGCTCGTACGCGCGGGGTCCTCCGCGATCCGCTGCGATAACGGCTGGACCCACGACGAGTGCGAGCGCCGGTCCTTTGGCGTCGAGTCGGAACCGCCTACTGCGTTGCGAAACCGTCGCGCAAGGCGACCGCCTCCTCTACGATGACGACCGCGAGGGCCGTGTGTAGATGGGATCCGGGGCGGTCGCGAAGGTAGCAGACTACTCGCCAGAAGCAGTGCCCGCAGATCTTGAAGGGCCGTGGGATTATCCGCCAGCGGTCGATACGGCAAGTGTTTAACATGATATCCTCTCTCCTCTTAAGGAAAAACTGACCGGGATCGAGGCGGCGAGACGACCCCGCCGCCATCGGCCCGACCAACATTCTGCACGTCGTAGGACCGTGACCTCTGCGACGCTCGACTGGCGAACGCAAACGACGCCGGTCGAGCTTGCGGTCTAAGGACTTAGGAGGGCCTGGAGATCCGGGCCGAGAGCCCGTCGAGGAAGGCGGCGGCCGCGGGAACGGCGATCGCGACCCCGGCGGAGACGAGGGCGAGGGCAAACCGGGAGAGCGTCTCGAGGGCGAGCCGGGCCTGGCGGACCTCCTCCGCCTTCTCCGCGTTCTCCGCCTCCTCGGCGATGTTCCCGAGGGCTCGGAGGAGGTTCTTCGCAGCGTTCGCGGCCGTCCCCTCGTCGATCGCCCCGACCGCGAGCTTGTTCGCGACGACGACGAGCTCGGCGAGGACCTTCTCCCCCTCCCGGAGAGTCGTCTCCGAGACCCTCCCCAGGTGCTCGAGGTACTCGACCGCCTGGGCCCTCACCGCCTCCCCGAGGACCTTCGTCGCCCCCTCGAAGAGCTCGCGCGCCCTGGCGCTCACGGATGCCTCCTCCAGCCCCTACCCCCGCAGGCAGGGCACGGACGCCACCCCGGCGGCCAGGGGAGGAGCTCCCAGACCCATCCGTCGCCGTCGCAGGGCCTGCACGGGACGATCGCGACCGTCGAGATGAGGTCGGGGCCGGCGGCCGTCGGCTCATGATCCGGCGGCGCGGTTGCGAGCCCGCTCCCGCCGGCCCCTGACGCATCGGGATCCTCCCAGGACTGAGGGCCGCCCTCGCCGGGTCGTACGCCCTGGTCGTCGCGGACCCCTTCGCGCGTCTCCGAAAAGCCGGGCGGGCGCCCGCGGTTTCCCCATTCGTCGCGCCCGCCCGACCCCCTCGCCGGCGTCTCCAGCAAGCCGCCGATTCGTTCCACCCCCGCCGCGCCCCGGACCTCGCCGGGCGCGTCCTTGATCTTCTTCGCTTCCTCGGACCGCTTCCAGGTCCGGAGGCGGACGAGCTCACCGTCCCTACGGACCGTCGCGCTCTCCTTCGCCCGCTCGACCCGGACCCGGACCTCCTCGAGCGTCGTCGCCGCGATGACTTGGTCGAGCGAGGCGATCGTCAGCGCGTGGTTCTCGGTCTCGTGGTCGATCGTCGCGTCGATCTCGTCCGCCGTGTGCTGGTCGAACGCCACCGGCGGCGAGAGGAGCGCGCAGCCCGAGCCGAGGACGAGGACGGCGACCGCCGCGGCGAGCGCGAGGGCGAGAAAAGGCGCCGGCCAGGCCGCCCGTCCCGACTCCTCCCGCCCGGCCTCCTTCCGGCGCATCTCCTCGAGCGCCCGGTCCGCCGCTCCATCGGCGATCCCCTTCACGGGTCCCTTCGCGAGCCCGCGCGAGAGGACGTAGGCCGCGGCGACGATCGCGATCCCGATGAGGACCACCGCCTTCGGCCAGCCCTCGAGCCCTGCCGTCGCCTCCCGGTAGAGCGCGGCCGCGGCCGCGATCGTCGCGTAGAGCTCCGTCGTCTTCCATCCGGGCTTCGCGCTCGTCTCGAGCTCGAGGCCGACCTTGACATCGGGAACAGTCGCCATGCGCGTCTCCTCGTTAAGCTCCCTTAACCTCGAACGACGCATCATCCGCTCGAACTCGCCTACCGAGATCCCGTCGCTCGGGATTGCCGTGGGCTTCGGACGTGGTCTCATGGCAGGAAGGCGAGGAACCGCCGGTCGACGATGGACGTGATCCCCGTCGCGTCGCAGACGACCTCGGCCAGCGGGACGTGAGCGGCTCCGGGGAAGGCCGAGGTGCTGATCTGGAGGACGCCCGACGTGTCGAGGTAGACGAAGTTCGTCTGGTTCGCCGTGACCGCGACCTGGGTTGCGCCGGCGTAGGTTACGACCGCCCAGGGATCGTGCTTCGCGAACCGGCAGGCCGTGACGTCGATCTTGAGTCCGCCGATCGCGGACTGGAAGACGTTCCCGCCGCGGTCGAGGCCGTTGAGGTTCGCCGCGTCAAGCTTCGTCTGGCCGTCGATGAACCGGGTCGCCACGCGGCCGTCCTCCCGCCGCGGGAGATGCTACGCCCCAAAGGGCCTCTCAGAAGGGATGCGCCAGGACGGTCATCGATCGTCCCGAACGGATGGACTCAGCCGAGGTTCAAGACGCCCCCCTCGCGGTATCCGTAGTCGTGCGCGTCTGAGCCTTTCCGGAAGACGACGATCAAAGGGCGTCGAACGCGCGGCAGAGGAGCCTGACGAGGCGGGCCTCGGCGTCGACCTGGACCTCGCGGACCTGGAGCTTCGAGAAGGTCCAGCGTGCCGTCTTGAGCCCGATGATATCCCCCCTCCGGACCTCGAGCCCCGGAAGCAGGAGGGCGAGTTCGACGTCGTATCGCGGCCGCTTGAGCCGGTCGAGGAGGTGAGTAACGAGATTCGCCGCGGTCCCCGCATGCCGTACGAGCTCGAGGTCGACCTCCTCCGTTCGCGCCACGAGATTCGCCGGCGGCGATCCGTCCTCGGCCGAGGTCGTCTTCGAGAGCCGACGCTCCTCCCCGTCGAGGAAGTACCGGCCGACGACCTTCGTCGCGACGTCCCGGAGGGGCGTCCTCCGGAGCCCGACGGGTGCCGAGAAGTCGTTCTCGCGGTAGACGGCGATCGGCGCGGGGAACGACGCGATGTCCTCCTCGAAGGCGATCGAGAGCTTCCCCTCCTCCCACCACACCAGCATCCGACCCTGTTCGCAGACACGGGCGATGAGGTCGTTCGCGCGGGGCCGGCTCTCGACGGCGAAGTCGAGCCGGTACGAGAGCGCGGCATGTCGCGCCGCCACCGCGAGGATGTCGCCGGCGTCGTAGGCGGTCGACGCGAGCCCCATGAGGTACCCGTTCGTGACGATCGCCTTGAGGACCTCCGTCGGCTCGCCGTTCTGGGCGAGGCCCTTGACGTCGGCGAGGATCCGATCGGCCGGCTCGTCGCGATATGGGGAGTACTCGACGAGGAAGTAGAGGCGGACGATCCTGAGGACCGCCGCCCCCGCGCCGTTGTGGACGACCTGCAACTTTCGGTTCAGGAACCAGGCCCAGTCTCCTGCGACGGTCGCCGTGACGTCGAAGAGCATCGCCCGACTGTGCTCGAGCGCGAGCTTGGTTCCCGCCGTCGTCGTCGTCGAGTTGTCGACGTACTCGATCTCGAGGCGGACCTCGAAGGCCTCGTAGCTGATCGTCGTTCCCGCCGTCCGGAACGGGAACCGGATCTTCGCGCTCGTGACGTTCGCCCAGTCGTCCGTAACGAACCAGTCCGTGGCGCGATCCTCGGGCGAGGTCCCCATCTCGACCGAGGCAACCTGGTTCCCGTTCTTGTCGACGAGGATCAACGTGAGGCCGAACGAGCCTCCGGTCTTGCCACCCCTGCACCATGCCCGGACCCTCGTCAGCGTCCGGTTCGTCGTCGTGAACGAGAAGCCCGTGAAGTCGAGCTGCTGGATGCTCGTCGCGGAGACGGTCCCCTTCGTCCCCAGGTTCCCGTCGTGGATGTTCGCCGCGTTTGTCCAACCAGTCCCGCCGCCCACACCGGTCGCCGTCGTTGGCGTGATCGTCGCGCTTGCTGGCGCGGCATCCGTGATGGCGTGCGTGTGCTCGTCGTCGTAGGCCCTCGTCGCCCCGAGCCCGGCGCGGTCCTTGAGATCCCCCGGCAAGTTCCCGCCAGCCACGACCTGCCCGAGCGTCGCGCCGCCGGCGACCTTGACGTCGATCTGTCCCGACGGGAGCGGGAAGGCCCGGTTGTCGAACTCGACGACCGCGTAGACGCGCACGATCTCACCGGCCGGCTCGACGACGTCTGTCTGCTCGAGCTCGAGCGTGGCGGCCGTCTGGTCGATCGTCGCGGAGTTGCGCTCCGTCCAGAGTACGTTGTCGGCCGCCGCCCCTTCGGGGCTCATGGCCGTGTTCCCCGACCCGGGGACGTTCATCTGGACTTGCGAGAACGCGAGTCCCCCACCGGGGACCTTGAGACGCGGCCATCCGGCCGTGAACCGGAGGTAGTGGTAGTCCTTGAGCGGCTGACCCATGACGAAGAAGAAGAGCGACGAGTACTCGGCCCCATCGAGCTTCCGGAGCCGATCACCGCGAGCGGCGTAGGCCGCGTCAACAGACGTGAGCTGTGGTCCCGAGAGGAGGACGTCGAGGTTCCCCTTCTCGACAACCTCGGTCCCGCTTCCATGGTCGAGGGCCGCCGTCCCGTTCGCCCCTCGAGTCGCGGTCGTGAGGTCGTTCCCGCTCTTCCCCGTGTACGAGACCTCCTCTGTCCCGATCCGGACCGTTCCCGAGTTCGGGAAGTCCGTCGCGTCCTCGAGCAGGATCGTCGTCGCGTTCTTCAAGTGCGACGCCCGCAGCCTCGAGACGCCGATCGTCGTCACGGGGATGCCGAGATGCTTCTCGACGGTTCCGAAGACGACGGGCTTGAACTTCCCGATCGACTCGCGCGGGGCGTCGGAGAGGTCGGTTGCGTTGATCTCCGCCCCGATGAGCTTGTCGTGCTTCTCCTCGGCCGAGATCGCCGAGACTTCGATCTCCGTCTCGGAGACCGAGACAACCTGGTCCACGACCCCGCGGAATACCTCGATCCGGAAGTCGAGAGGGTCGTCCTCGAACCAGAGGTACGCGCGAACCTCCGCCCCCTCGGGCGGGTTCGCGTCACTCCATAGCGACGAAGGCGCCTCTCCGGGCGTGGTCGAGTTGAGGAGCCGGAAAGAGAGGCTCCCCCGACGTTCCGCCGTCCCCTGGACGACCTCGCCAATCGAGAGGAGCGCGCCCGCGTAGCCGACGAAGCTCGAGCCCTCGATCGCGAGCGGGTACGGCGCGTACCTCCGGTTTCCTCCAGGCCAGTCGACCTCGACGAGGACGCGCGGAGAGCCGGTCGCCGCGAGATGCTTCGTTGTCGCGAAGCGCGAGACGTTCGCCTCGGCGAGAACGGAGAGGTCGACTTGGTCCGAGACGTTCGCCTCGGCGAGGACGGAGAGGTCGAGCGTTTCCGAGACATGCGCCTCGGCGAGGACGGAGAGGTCGACGGTGTCGAGAACATGGGCCTCGGCGAGGACGGAGAGTTGCTTCGTCCGACCGCGGAAGGTGTCGTTCGCGGCCCCGCGGAGCGCGGAGCCGCCGGAAGCCCCGCGGACCTTGAACGCGGAGGCCACTTAGGAACCTCGACCTCCTAGATCGCTTCTTCCCAGGTCACGATGACCGCGCCCGCGCCGCCGGCGCCTCCGTTGCCTCCTGCCTGCGGCGAACCACCGCCGCTTCTCGCTGAGCCGGCCCCTCCCCCTCCCCCCGCCGCGACCCCGCCGGCCTCACCCGCGCCGCCGGGGATGTCTGTGCCCTGGGCCGTCCCTCCGAAACCGCCCACCGATCCGGGAAACGAGGAACCCCCACCGCCTCCCGCACCTGCATCGTTCGTGCTTGAACCGCCATCTCCGGCATCCCCCCCGAAGAGGCTGCCCCCGCCTCCGCCCGATCCGTCGGTCGTTCCGCCTCGGCCGCCGGTAGACGCGCCGTTCGAGATGACCGTCCGAAGAGCGGTCGCTCCCTTGCCTGCCGCTCCGTTTGCGGTCCCGGCCGCAGCAGCCTCGTCCTGGGCGATTCCCCCATACACGGCGCCGGCCGCTCCCCCGGTAGTCTGCCCTGACCCCCCGCCCCCGGGCGCCACCCCACTCCCGCCGGCACCGCCGGCGCAGTTAGTGACGGTCGCCTGTCCCCCGCCCCCGCCCCCGCCCGCGCCTCCGTCTCCCCCGACGCCTCCGTTGGACACTGAGGTCGACGTGTCCGCGGCTTGGCCTCCGCGGCCTCCCTTGCCCCCGCGGACCGAGAGAACGCCGAAGGAGGTCGTCCCTCCGTTCCCGCCATCCGAGCCGGGATTGTTGCCTGCCGCTCCGCCGGATCCCGCGCTTCCGCCGGCCCCAATAGTCACGGTCACCGGATTCCCTGGGACGACGGCATAGGGTCGATCGATCACACACTCTCCGGCCCCGCCCCCTCCCCCTCCCGCGCTCTCCGAGCTGGGATTGTTGCAGCCTCCGCCTCCGCCCCCACCTCCTCCGCCGCCCCAAAGCGAGATCTTGACGAGCTTGACCCCGGTGCCGGGCGTGAAGCTTCCGCTCGCCGTGAAGAGCTCCGCCCTCGTGATCGTCCCCATCGGAGCGACCTCCACCCTCTTGTCCGTGATCTGGTTGTCCTGGATCGCCGTGTCGTTCGCGGGGATGTAGACCGCCGCGAGAACAATCCGCCCGACCGGGACCGCGGGAAAGACCGGGTTACCTGATGGCGTCCCCGTGACGACGGCCGCGACGCCGTCGAGATCGACGGTCACGAGGTCGAAGCGCGGGTTCGTCCCGTCCGCGGTCGCGATCACGAGATTGGCTGCCGCAACACCCTTCGCGACGCCCCCGACGTGAACGACCCCCCCCGCGACGTCGATGCTCATGTTCGCGCCGGCGGCGCGCTGGGAGACGGCGCAGCCGGAGAAGACGCCGTAGCCGCGGATACCGGCAAGGACGATGTCGAAGTCGACCTTGTCCGGCTCTGCCTGGTCGGCGTGAAAGGCATCCACCTCGTTGGGGATTTTGAAGGACACGGTGACCTCCGAGGCGGGGGCGGGGACGCCATCCGCGTCCCCGCCCCGTCGAACCGATCAGTAGGAGTGCGTCTCTCGCCCGGCCTCGGCATCCCCACCCAGATCCTCGTGCGGGTAGAGGATGATCGTCCGGAGCGCGTCGTGGAGAGCGTTCGCCTCGAGGCTAAAGGCATCGCGACTCGAGGCCGGCATACCCGTCGACGCGTGGACGATCGCGTCCGGGAGCGCGTACGGGAACGCCGGCGCGGCCCCGAAGGTCCACCAGAGGACGAACGTCCCCTCGACGGCGACGCCGGAGACCTTCACACCCTCGAAAGTCGGGGGCTCCCGAACGAGGACGATCCGCTCCGGCCGGACCGGATGCCCGAGCTCGGCCGCGAGCCGGATCGTCGCGTCGATCTCCGCGAATGAGTCCTCCGGGACGAAGTACGGGAGCATGCCCGGGCAGTCGGGGTTCTCGACGAGGAACGAGCGGGGGTACTCGACGATCCAGCCGGCGGGGGTCGTCGCGACGACCGCGTGGGTCGCCGTCGGCGACGACGTCGTCTCCGGCGGACCCGAGAGCGCGTCGAGCGCGAGCCCGCCGGCGCCCGACCCCCCGCACCCGATCAGGAACCCCGCGACGACGGCCACGAAGACGAGGAACGAGGACGAGACGCGACGCATGGTCGACCTCCTGCTACGGGGAGCCCCGCGCGGCCGAAGCCTCGAGCTCCTCGTAGGACCTCGGGCCCTCGACCTTCGTCCCATCCGGCAGGAGCCAGGTCAGTCGCTCCTGCCCGTCGCGTCCTCGAACGCCGAGGGCGACGGCGATCGTCCGGACGGGGCGCGGGTGCTCCCCGACCGATCCTTCCCGGGTCATGAAGAAGCGGATCTCCTCGCCGTCGCCGGCGACCGCTTCCGCGCGGGGCGGCCAGCCGGGTTCGACGGCGACGAGCTCGAGGCGACGTAGGCGCCCCGCCGGGAGCTTCATCGGGGAGAGGACGGGGACCTCATCGACGACGAACGAGCCGCGCTCGACGACCGTCCCGTCGTCGAGGGTCCCGCGCCAAGCGTACGGGGTGCCGGGAGGCGCCTTCACGCGGATGGGGTAGGACGCACGGGTTCAGGACTCCTCGAAGCGGTAAGTGAGAGTCCGGGGCCCCTTCTTCCCCCTCGACGCCGTGTTCGCGACGCCGAGCTGGAGCTCGGCGAAGTCCTGGCTCCCGAAGCCCGTGTCCGGGTTCGAGATCACGGTCCCGGCGTTGACGGTGAGCGGCGCGCCGGCAACGAGGGTCGCGACATCCACGACCGCGGAGCCCCCGCCCTGGACGATCTTGTTTGTCTCGTCGCTCGAGCCGCCCTGCGTGTAGCTCCCGATCTTGTGGCCATAGAGGACGACGCCCGTCGCCCAGGCCGCGCCGTCCGAGAAGAAGCGGAGGTTGAAGATGTCGCCGTCGGGCGTGACGGTCGCCTTGATCTTCCAGGACTTCCGCCAGGAGTAGACCTCGCCGGCTCCCGGCTTCGGGATGGGGTTCGCGGCGTCGTTCGCGTCGTTGTCCGCTCGCTTGAACTTGACGGTCTGGCCGTTGATCGTCGTCTCGGTCGCCGCCGCGACGCCGTGCATCGACCGGATCTCGACCGTCGCGGCCACGGCTACGCTCCCGACGCCGGTGACTTGAGACTGCCGGGAATCGGCGAATCTGTGCTTCCGTCCCGACCCTCGCGCGAGAGGATCAGCGTCGCGCTCCGGAGCTCCTGGACGGCATCCCGGATGTCCTGCCGGAGGACGCCGGTCTCGTCAGCGAGCTGCATGACCTTCCCGGCAAGCGCGTATCGACTCTTACGCTCCTCGACGAGCGCGGAGAGGAAGGCCTCGCGGTCCTGCCGTCGCTCCTCCCGGCTCTCGGCGCGGTCGGCCTTGAGCTGCTCGAGGAACTCCGCTCGCGCCTTCGCGGCATCGTCCTGGAGCCTCGGAACGAGCGTCTTCGTCATCCAGAGGCCGAAGACGACCATCGTCCCGATCCCGGTCCCGAGCTGCAGAATGACCTGGAACTCGTTCATGCGTTGGTCGGCGCCTCCCCTTCGGCGAGGACCTCGAGCGCGAGGTCGAGGTTGAAGTGGCCGTCCTCCTCCTCCTCGAAGTCGAGCACCGGCGTCGCGAGCCGGACGCGATGGGTCACGGAGTCCATGAGGACGCGGGCACCGGCGAGGTAGGAGCTCGCCCCGTTCGCGACCGGGACCGAGCCCCCGACGAGCGCCCCGCAGCGGAGGACCTCCCGGCTCCCGGGCGTGATCGTCAGCTTCCACCAGCGCCGGGCGAACCCGACTTGGCCGGTGCCGAAGAAGTCCTCGAGGTCCGCGCGCTCCTCGGCCGAGAGCATCTCGAACCGGAACGAGAGGCGCCGGCGCTCGGGACCCCGGTCATAGACGTAGAGCCGGTCGCCGAGGGTCCGGAAGAGCTCCTGCGTCGGATCGAGCTCGTCCCGGTTCCCCCACTGGGGAGACCGGACCGTGATCGTCTTCGACGGACCCGCCGGCGGCTCGAAGAGGAGAACGACCTCGGGCACGGAGCGTTGCCCTCCTGGCGCGGACGTCGTGACGCCGATGGGGTACACCCGCGCGAAGGGGTCAAGAACGGGCCTGGGAGCGCCACCGTCGCGTCGGTTGCTCCTCGCCCGAGCCGAGGGCCGTCTCGGGGTCCCGATCGTTCCTGCGCGAGATGAAGTTAAGGGAACTTAACGACCCCGCGGCCTACATCGCCCCGCGGCGCGCGAGGCGGCGGAAGATCGGAAGGAGCCTCCGCTCGACCTCCTCCTCGTTGAGTTCGCGCATGTTCGGGAAGGAGAGGTTGACGTTGATCGTTGTCGGGGCGGCGCGCCGGCCGCGGCCCGCGTTGATCGACTGGAGGAGCTCGCGGTTCGCTCGGGCCGACTCGCGGTTGACGACGAACTCGCCCCGCGTCAGCCGCGCGGGGACGGCGTCGAAGCCGGACGGGCCGTCGACCTCGCCGCCCCGAGCGAATCCCGGGCCCTGGAACTGACGGAGGAGATCCTCGAAGCTCGCGAAGATGCCCTGCTGCTGTCCGGCGGTCGGCAGGATCCCCGTCGGGAAGGCGAACGCGAGGTTCTGGCGGAATCGGGCGAGCTCCTCGGTCGGGACGCCCGGGAAGTTCGGGATGGCGTAGATCGCGCGAGAGAGCTCGTCGACGGCGAAGGTCGAGCCCACGACGGCGTCCGTGAGTCCGCGAGCACCTCGAACGCCCCTCGAGAACGCGTCGTCGAACGCCTCGCCGGCGTCGAACGTCGAGAACGAGACCGCGTCGACGGAGCTCCGGACCGTGCTCGAGGCGCGCTCCTGGGCGGCCGAGACCTCTTCTACGGCCCTCCTCGCGCGGGCAGAGGCCTCCTCGGGCGTCAGGAACTCGCCGCCCATGACGATGCCGAAGCGCGCGTCTTCGCGCTGCCGCTCGAAGTCCTCGATCGAGAACGTCCCGATCGCCCCGGTCCCGACTTGGCGCGTCGCATCCGCTGCTTCTCGGGCGCGGTCCGCGTAGCTCGCCGCGGCGGCCGCCGCGTCGCCCCAGAGCGCCTGCATCCGCTCGACGGACCGCCCCGCCTCGTCGAAGCGAGTCCGGACGTCGTCCATGGTGATGCCGAAGCGGTCCTTGAAGAAGAGCTCGAGCTCGTTCCCGGTCTGACGGAGGGCGTCCCCGAAGCTCCGGAACCCGGACTCCTGCTGGACGAACTCCCGGAACGTCCTCAGGAGCTCCTCGGACTTGATCCGGTCGGCGGCCTTCGCGACGTTATCGAGGCCTTCGGCCCATTCGCCAAACTTGATGCCGAGATCGCCGGGCGTTGCAAGCTTCAGGAAGTGAAGCGCCGTCGCCGCCTTCTCCGCAAGGATCTCGATGGCTTTCACGACCTGGTCGTGAATCGTCCCCGCGACCTTGATCGCGACAGACCCGACCGACACGACCGCGTCTCGGACCGTCATGAACGCGGCCTGCGTCGTCTTCGCGAAGATGAGCCCGACGGCCTCGAGGACCTGCCATCCGGCCTTGACGCCCTCGACGGCGGCGAGGAGGCGGAGGTGCATCGCCTCGACGCCCCCCATGGACTCGATCCAGCCGACCGCCGCCTGCGCCGCCCGCACGCCGACGTCGATCGCCGCCCGCCCGAGCTCGACCGCGGCGTCCATCACCGCGCGGAGGATCTCTTCGGCCTTCTGGAACCCGCCCATTCGGTCAATCGCCGAGACGATCGCCTCGTTGAGCTTCGTTCCCATCTCGACGTGAAGGTCCGAGACGATCCCCTGGAAGCGCCGCATCTTCCCATTGAGGGTCTCGGCCTCCCGAGCCGCGTTGCCGTGCGCGTCGGCGGTCGAGCGGATCAGGATGTTGAGGCGCGCGAGGACCTTCTCGTTCTCGGCGAGGTCCTTGAAGCCACGACCGATCCCGAGGTTGAACGCCTCCTGCTCGATCGTCGCCTCGCTGATCGCGGCGCCGTACTTCCGGGCGACCTCGTGGCTCCCGGAGAGCGTCGCCATGAGGTCCCGGACCGCCTCGGCGTCGGTCTGGTTCGTGAACGTCGCGAGGTCGGCCGAGAGCTGCGTCAGGGCCTTCGAGACCTCCATGGACTTCTCGCGGGAGAAGCCGAGGGCGCTCGTGAAGCCCTGGAAGTCCGCCATAGCGCGAACCGTCGCGGCACGCCCGCGCCCGATGCTCTCGGAGAACTCCTCGGCCCAGCTCCGGGCGTCCTTCGAGAACCGCCCGAAGACGACGTTGAACTTGCCGAGCGTCTCCTCGAAGTCCGCAGCCTGGCGCGAGGCGTCCTTGAGGAAGTCGCCGACAACGTCGGCGGCGCGTCGGATCCCGGAAACGAACTGGCTCGAGTCGAGCGCGAGGATTGCCGTAAGGGTTTCCGTGAACGCCACGTCCGCCATCCTCCTCTGGCCCGATGGTAGGCTCTGGCGTTCGTCGCGAAGGCTTCGGTAGGATGCCTCGTCCAAGGGATAGAGGAGGGACCGAGCGATGCGGATGCTCGCCTGGTCGGTTCTCGTCCTACTCGCCGTCGGCTGCTCGCGAGCGAACTCGCAGAGCCCCCCGCCCACGAGACCCTCCGAAGACGCAGGAGCTCGGTACGCGCGAGAGCGGGTCGTCCTCCACGGAGTAGAGGTCCGGGACTCGCGCCTTTCCCGTGTAAGACCGCGAGACGAGCCGGACGGAACGAAAGACATCGTCGGCCAGATCGAGAACCGAGGCGATCGGACTCTGAGGGCCGTCAAACTCACCGTCTACTACCTGGACGATTCGGGGAAGCGGATCGACGAACGAACCGGGTACGTTGTCCACCCTGATCCATTGCCGATGCACTGGGGTGCATCATCCGAGCCGGTTCGACCCGGGTACCGGCGAGACTTCTCTCGATACATCAGCAAGCCCGGGAAGGAAGGCGCTCCGTCGGGTTGGGCGGGCGGCGTCGAGTGGGCGGTGACGGACGTCGAGTTCGCCGAGTAGATTCCCGTTAAGGGGCCTTAACTACCCTCTTGCAAGGTCCCCCTCCCCCGGGTGAGATGGCGCATGCCTCCCTCGCCTCTCGCAGGAGGGCCCCGGCATGAAGCACGCCGTCCTCGCGTTCCTGTCTCTCGCGATCTCGGCCTCGATCTTCGGCTGCTCCTCGCCGGACGAACCACGCCCCGAGCTTGGGCCCGTGATCTACCCGGCACCGGTTCCCGCACCCCCTCCGGTCGAGAAGCGAGCGAGGCTCGAGGAAGTCGCCTTCGTCGCGACCATCCTCCGCGGACCGATTCCGGTCCGCGTTCCCGCCGCGATATGCTGGACGACGACCGCGCGGGAGGGCGAGTGCCCCGACTGCGTCGCCGACGAGCTCCAGGAGAGGACCGTCCGCCGCGTCGCCTTTGCTGACGGTCCGGCGCGGGGGAGCGCCCGTCGTCTTCCTCGCGAGGAGCTGGCCGAAGCGCCCGGCGGTGCCGGTGGCGTCACTCCTCAGCCCCGCCCCCTGGATCTCGCTCGCTCGGATTCTCGCGTCCGACCCGACAAGCTGGAGGGTCTCGGCGAATCCCCGCGTCCCGGCCGCCTGGTCGAGGTTGAGACTTGTCTTTGCTTGGGTCGACCGGAAACACGGCTCGATCCCCCTGCGTCGTTTCAAACCCCCATCTTCTCGAGAACCCCCACGATTCCGGCCTTGAACTTGTCCTCGAACTTCCTCAGCGCGATGCTCTTCTCGCGTAGGCGCATCTGTACCTTCGGTCGCGCTGAGTCAACCACGATGACGCCTATCCTCTTGGCCCGGTCCGTCGCACGGTAGAGCGGCATGGCCCAGAAGCTCTTGCGGTCCTGCGAGTGGGCGGACGCTTCCAACTCCTCGATCCCGACCTTTTTCACCGAAGCGACGAAGTCCTCTCCAACCTCATGCGCGAGAACTTCCTCACGCGTGTACGCGATGCCGACGACGCCAGTCCCCATCCGGATCACGGTGCTGCTCGGGTTCCGCGATTTGTTCCAGGAGTATCGAGCGATCTGGTGGAGCGTTAGGTCCGAGTCGCGTGCCACGAAGACAGTGACGCGGAGCTTCTCCTCGGACTCGACACCGTCTTTGGAAAGGACGTCGTGGAACTCGCGGAGCGTTTCACTAAGCGTGGGCTTGGCCTGCTCGCGCCAGTCCGAGAGCTTTGACGAGAACTCCTGCGGCTCCTCCTCGTGAGCCACGCGCCGGTGAACAACGCGGTAGAGAACGGGACCTCCCTTGACGAGTGCCCCCACGAGCGCGAGCCCGAGCACCGCTTCGGTGGCGTAGCGGAACTTGTATTCCTTGAAGATCGTCAGGAAGGCGATCGCGACCAGAACGAGCGACTCGAGGGCGTTCTGCTTCTTGTCCCCAGGAGAACCCGCGCTCTTGACGGGGTCCGCCATTCTGATCGGCTATGCAGGAGCCACGTTTACCGACGAAGTCGGCGAAGGACGTAGAGTCGGCCGGAGCGGACCTCGTCCGCCTTGAGTTCAGATTCAAGCTCCTCGGAGCTCCGAGCCATGTCCTCGGCCCTCTCCTCTACGAGCTTGTCGTGCTCAGCATCGCGATCTCGCTTCAGATCGACGAGCTGGCCGATGTACTCCTCTTCGCGCCGAGTGGCGCGAACCATCTCCCTTTCCGGGTCCGTCAGGCGAACGGTGAACGCCTCGAGCTCTTGGATCTTGCGCCGGTTCCGAAGCTTGCGAAAGACGAAGTCCCGCACCGCATCCAACATAACCGCGATAGCGAGCACTACTACCGCCACGAGAAGCACGGTCGAAACGGTCATGAATCCTCTCCCGTGCCGAAAGACCCGGCAGGCAAGGATTATGCGACTACTTGCGAAATGCATCAAGAGGGGGTTTTCGCAAGGGCTTGCGAACACGACGTCCGGGCTAAACGCCCAACCCGAGATCCTGAACGTCTTTGGACCCATGAGCACTCTCCCGATCCCGGAGGTCGACGAAGGCGAGGAACTCGACCTGCTCCTCCGCCGCGAGATCGAGGAACGCCCGCCCGTAGAAGGCCCGCGGGTCGAGCCGCTCGCACGCCCTCATGGTCGCATAGCGGAGGGTCCGGGGCATCCGAAGGAGGTTCTCTACGTCCCCGCCTCCCCCGCCCCCGCCGACGAAAAAAGCTCCCGCGCCGCCTCGACCTTCCGGCGGTCGAAGTTCGAGAGCTCGAGCACCTGTTCGACGATCAGGGCGAGATCCCCGGGGAGGAGCCCCGACCCCCGGAGTTCCTGGTCGATCGCCTCGTAGTAGGCGACGGGGTTCTTCGCGAGGAGGTCCTCGGGCGTCTCGAAGACGATGGTCTCGTCCGCCCGGAGCCCCTCCCTTGCGAAGTAGACGGACGTCAGGCGGGCCGACCTACGCTGGGCCGCCCGGTAGTTCGGGTCGTCGAGCTTCTCCTCGTAGATCGGCTTCCCCTCCTTGTCCCGCAGGACGTTCCCCTTCTTCTCCGCGTACTCGCGGGGCGGCCGAGGCGCCGGGAAGAGCTCGAGGACCTTCTCCTCGGCCCCGATCGGCAGGGCCCGGAGCTTGAGCTTGAGGGGCGTCCCTTCTCCGCGCGGGAGGACGACCTCGCCGGTCACGATGTCCAGGATCTTGCCCGCGATCTTCATGCTCTCCTCCATGAAAAGGTGAGGGGCGGGCCGGGCCCTCGGCCCCGACGCCCGCCCCTCGGCCCAACGCGGCGGTCAAGAACGGATCTTGGAGCTCCGCCGGAGTCGCGACCCCCGGGTCCTCCCGGTTATCGACCGGGTGCTCTGCTCTGAGCTACGGAGCGCGTTCCTCCTACGCCCGGGTCGAGGCCGGCGCCGCGACGAGCGCCTTCCCGGTCACCGTGATGGTGTTGTGGTCCTCGCCCTCCTCGAAGGCCGGCTCGTCGCAGTGGAACTTGTCGAAGTCGAGCGTCTCGTTCTGGCCACCCGAGGCCTCGACGTCCGCCAGGATGAAGCGCAGAAGGACGGTGTAGGGGCCCGAGCTCGACCTCGAGACCCACGAGGACGCGTTCCCCCGCTTCTTGAGCGCGTCGACGGGAGACGCCGTGCCGCCGTTCTTGCCCTTCCACTCCTCGAACGTGATCGAGAACGAGACCGAGACCGGCTCCTCGGACCCCTCGACGAACTCTTTGAGCTTGCCCCGGTTCCAGACGGTCCGGGCCTCCTTCCGCTCCTGAAAACGCAAATCGCCATCCTGTATCGGGATGGTGATCTCGTTCGGAGTGGGCGTCGTGCCATCGATCAGCTTGACCGTGCCGTGAATCCTTGATCTCGCGGCCACCCCTACGCCCTCCCCTTCCGAGGTCCCCAGCGGCTGCGTCCGCCGTCGCCCGATGGGGTACGCCGCACGGGAAGGCTCGGGCATGGCACGCTTCGTCAAGGGATTCAGCCCGTACCCGCCACAGGCGTACTGGGACCGGGCATGGCTCGAGCGGGAGTACGCGGAGAAAGGGAAGCCGCTCCATGTGATCGCGGCCGAGCTCGGCGTCACGACCTCCCCGGTCCATCACTGGCTCAAGAAGCACGGGATCAAGGCTCGGACGAACGGGGAGATCCGCGCGCTCGAGGCCGCACCCCGCAAGCGTCCTCCCGGACCCCCGCTCGCCGAGCGCTTCTGGGCCAAGGTCGAGAAGAAGCCCGGGTGTTGGATCTGGAAGGGTTCGGTCACGAAGCATGGAGGGTACGGGGAACTCATCCGAGGTGGCGGAGATCGAACGAAGCTCCGGGCCCATCGCGTCTCGTGGGAGCTCCATCACGGCCCCATCCCGGACGGCCTCTGCATCTTCCTCCGTTGTGGAAACCCCCTCTGCGTTCGACCCGAGCATCTCCGGATCGCCCGCCTTCGCGATCGGCCCAACTACAACAGCGAGCCTGTCCCGATCCGCTTCTGGCGGAACGTCAAGAACGTCGGCGGCGAGGGTTGCTGGGAGTGGACGGGAACAAAGACGACGGGAGGCTACGGGGTCCTCTCGGTCGATCGGCGACCGGAGAAGGCGCATCGGATAGCATGGCGCCTCACGCACGGGGAGCCGGCGCCGCACTTCTTCGTATGCCACCGATGCGACAACCCTCCGTGCGTCCGACCGGACCATCTCTTCCTCGGGACGCACCAGGACAACATGGGGGACATGGTCCGGAAGGGACGACATTACCGTCGGGGACCCGTCCCCGACCCGACGAGGCCGGGTTCGCGGTACAGGGACGAGCCCGGCGAGTAGACGCGACTACGAGACGGCGGAGAAGGCCCGGAAGGTCAGGACGACCTGGTGGACGTTCGAACGCACGCCCTCGCCCCGTTCGTTCGTCAACCGGTCGGAGACGTACCGCGCCTCCGGCTTCCCGATCGAGATCGTCCCGAGGCTCGTCGTCGAGCCGCCGCCGAGGGCCCAGTCCCGGACATCAACGTCCTTGTCGAGGATCTTCCGGACGATCGACGCGAGGCGCCAGGGCCGGCGCGCGTCCTTGTCGGCGCGCGCCTCGGCGGTCTTCGAGAGGCAGGTGACCTGGAACGTGAACGCGCCCTTCCATGCCCCACGCCGGGTGGGTCCCGGGTCGATCGAGAGCGGGAAGTAGGCGAGGGCCTCCTCGACGCCGATGTCCGCCGGCTCGAGCGAGCCGCCCTCCTGGACCTTGATGTTCGGGAGGACCCCCGCGACCCCGTCCCGGAGTGCCTTGAGGACGGACGAGACGACATGGGCCTCGACCTCGTCCGGGACCGCCACGTCTCTACTCCTCCTCGCCGGCGGCGTCGTCCGCCGCGTCGGCCTCCGCCTTGCCGCGCGAGGGGGCCGAGGAGCGCCCGGGCCGCCTTTCCGTCTGCGCCCGACCAGCGAACGGGCCGTTTCCGGAGGTCTGGCCGTTCGGAGGAGAGGAGAGTTCTCGGCCTCCCAGGGCGCTCCCGACCTTCTTCTTCCCGATCCCCGTCTTCGCGAGCGCGAGGGCGGGGTCGGCGAGCTGCTCCGCGCCGACGAAGGCGCCCCGCCGCTCGAGCTCCCGGAGCGCCTCGACGCGCTCGAGGGCGCCGGCGACGACCGCGAGCTCCCGCGCCGGCCGGACGCGGGCCGCCCCGTTCCGGAGTGCGACCTCGGCAAGGGCCGTCCCGCAGGCCTCCTGGAGGAGCTCGGCGACGTCCCGGAGGTGGATCGTCGGCGGCCGCCTCGGAGGCTTGGGCCCCGCCGCAGCCGGCAACTCGGGCTCCGACTTCTCGACGGGCTCGGGAGCGGCCTTCCCGCCCGAGGCGATGCCGGCTCCGTTCCCCGGGATCGACGATGCCTGAGCGACAGCGCAGCTCTTCTGATGTCGGGCGAACGCGGGCGTCCAGTGGCTCTCGAAGCCACACGGGCACCGGTACTTCTTCTCGTCCTTCTTCACTTCCGAGAACCTCCCTTCCGGAGCCGGGCCGCGATCTCGAGGGCGTTCCGCCTCCAGCCCCGGGACTCGACCGAGCCGAGCTCGCGGACGATCCCAGAGGCCGCAGCATGGCCGACGAGGAACCCGCGCTTGAACGCCGTCGCGATCAGGATCCGGATCGCCTCGCGTGACGTCGGCTTCTCCCCGACGCCGACGGCCTTCGCGAGCTCGGAGGCGGCTTCGTCGGCGAGCGGCTCCGGGGGGTCGGAGTAGACGCAGGCGACGGCCGACGCCGCGAGATCGAGCTCGGGGTCGAGGTCCTGCGTCTCGAACGGCGTCGCGGAGATGACCTCTTCCGCCCTCATGCCCGTCCTCCCGCCTCGACCCCCGCGAGGAGTTTCCGGACCTTCGCCGCCATCTCCGCCATCGAGATCCGGACCATCCCGAGCGGCGCCTGCCGGCTCCAGCCGTACTCGAGGTAGATCACGTACTCGACGTCGTTCTCGATCACCCAGGTCCGCCGCTTCCCTTCTCGCCTTTCCTCCGGAGGCTTCCATCCCGCCCGCGCCCGCCCCGTGTCGACCGGCGTCCTCCGGACGATTTTCTCGAAGAGCTCGTCCTGGAGCGCGGCGATCCCGGCTTCCCGCTGCTCGAGCGTCGCCTCGAGCCTCGCGAAGAGCCGGTTCGCGCCGGCGACGAACTTGTCGAGGACGAAGCCCTGGCTCTTCCCGAAGCCCTCGATCCGGGCGTTGAACGTCCCTCGCCGCGCCCGGAAGAACGACTGCGAGAAGCCGAGCCGCTCCGCCTTCCGGCGGTAGAAGGAGAGGCTCTTGGCCGTACGGGGGCGGGGCGGCACGAGGTCAGACCCTCCGGGTCCAGCAAGCGACGCGGCTCGCGAGTGTCTGGACCTTGACCATGAAGATCCGGAAGACCGCGCCGGCGCCGTCGACGATCCGGTCCCCCTCCTTCGGAAGCGTCGGGACCTGCGTCTTCGGGAGATGCCACTTGAGATCCCCGATCCGGAAGACGCCGCCCGACCGCGAGACCTCCTCGAGCGTGAGCGCGCGTCGGAGGGCGCCGGCAACCGAAGAGCTCGCGACCGTCTCCTGCTTCTGCCCGCCGGCGTCGACGCTCGAACTCGTCACGCGCTCGAGCGTGACCGCCTCCGTCCCGTCCCAGGCCTGATGGTCGGTCGAGAGGTCGACGGGCACGGCGGAGGGACCTCCTCCCGGCTACGTCTCCTCGAGCCAGCCGATCGACGGCGTCCCCGACGCCGCGATCGCATGGAGGGGCGCCGCGCTCTCGATCCGGATCGGAGGGTCGGCGGGCTTGAGCGGGAGCCCCGTCATGGCCGTGACGCCGGCGCCGCCGACGAAGATCGTGATCGAGGCATCGAGGTTCCGGACGGTGACCGCCCGGCGCTGGTTGCTCCTCGGGACGACCTCGACCGCGCTCGACGCGTTGAGCGCGACCTGGCCCGATGCGAGGTTCCCGGACTCGACAGCCACGATCCCCCTCCTACGTCACCGGCGCGACGATGCCCTTGCGGACCGCGATCGTCAGGGCGGTCACGCCCGAGTAGGTGAGCTGGACCTTCTTGTTCGCGTCGTTGAACCGGGCCGGATGGAAGGGCCCGATGATCCGCTCCTCCGCGTTCGGGACCGAGACGACGACGTCGTGCTCGACGCCCTGATCGCAGAGCCGCTGCGAGTGGATCGTGACCGACTGCGGTGACGAGTGCCCGTTCTTGATATGGATGTACTCGTGCCCGGTGTTGACGAAGTCGTCGCCGCCGCCCGCACAAGCCGCGTAGGTCGGGTTGAGACCAGCGAGCGTGTTCATGTCCTGGACGGTCAACGTCGCCACGTCTTCCTCCCGAGGTTAAGGACCCTTAACGCCCGCCTCGAAGGATGCCGGTCGGGACGTTCCCCGCGATGGTAGACCGACGCGGTTCCTCAGGCCCCGCGATGGTTCGGCCCGAAGGCGACGCCGCCCCGCTCGACCCGGTGCGGGCACTCGCCGATGTCCTCGCCGGATCTCCTTGCGAGAAGGGCCTCGATCGCCGAAACCCGGTCCTCGAGCCGCCCGCGCTGCTTCTCGTGCCCGAGCCGGCGCTCGACCTCCTGGCCGACCTCGAGCGCGACCTTCGCCGCCTTGTCCGCGCAGCCCCGGAGGCTCCCGATCGCCTCCCACATCGACTTGCGCTCCCCCTCCGCGCCCTGGACCCGGCGCGAGGCCGCGTCGATCGCCGTCTGGATCCCGTCGCGCCAGGCGAGCGCCTTCGCGCCGATGACGTAGGCGAGGAACGCGCCGATGACGAGGATGAAGACCATCTGACCCCAGGAGAGCTCGATCATGAAGGTCCCGAGAGCTCCGTTCCCCATGTCCGTCTCCTCCTACCGCTGCCGGAACGCCCCGTAAGGCGGGTCCGTGTAGATCTGGGTCTCGACGACGAAAGGATCCTCCTCCTCGTCAACGAGGAGCCGGTTCGACCGCTCGACGATCTCGAGGAGCATCCGCTGGTACTCGTTCCAGGAGAAGCTCTGGCCGTCGACGTCGTACGTCGGCTTCGGCGAGGCCGTCGCCTCCTTGAGCCGGGCGATCGCGTTCGACCGCGCCGTCTTGAGGTCCGCGATGTCCGCGTCGGAGAGGCCCACGAAGTGAAGGTAGGCCGGGGCCCGGAAAAGGCGCCGGGGAGCCCCGAGCTCGCGGCTCGAGACTCCCCGGTCGGGCAACCCATCAGGCCTCTTCGGGCGGGTGGTAGTCGGACTACGCCTGGTTCTTGACGACGTGGCGGTGGTCGATCGCGTGGCAGTCGCCGAACTCGCGGACCTTGTACTTGAAGACGACGTCCCGGTCGAACTCGTCCTCGTGCCCCTGCCGCGCCGCGAGCGTCTGGAGCGGATAGATCTCGTGGTAGCAGAACTGGTCGACGAAGTTCCCGAGGAACCAGTTCGTCGTCGAGATCTTGTCCATGAGGAGCGACGTGAGCGGCGTGAACGACATCGCCGCGAGCGGGTTCGGGGCGACCGTCTCGAAGTCCCGCGTCCCGGCCGACGGGTTCGTCCGGTCCCGCGTCGCCGTCGCCGAGAGGATCCGGAGGAGCGTCATCCAGAGCGCGTGCGGGACGAGGATCCACTTCGGCATGATGACGATCTCGCTTCCCTTCTCGTCCGTCATGTCGGAGAAGGTCAGCCAGGCCGCCTCGACGTCCGTCCAGTCGACGAGCGCGTTCGACGTCTTGAGGTTCTTGTTCCCCGCCGAGTAGAGCGCCTGGGCCGCGCCCGACGGCTTGTAGGCCTTCGCGTCGGCATCGACGACCGCCCGGATGATCCGACGCTCGCGCTCGAGCCGCGCCTTCCGCCCGAGGTTGAGCGCCCGCCGGAGGACGGTGCTCGTCTGGTCGAAGAGAATCGTTTCCTCGGTGATCTCGATCTTCCGGCCGCGCTTGCGCGCCGTCGTCGTGACGTACTTCTCCTCGATCGAGCTCCCCTCGTACTCCTTCCCCTCGTCGACCTCGAGCGGCTCGTCCGTCGCCGTGAAGCCGACGACCGTCTCGAGCGGCCGCCGAGACGGCATGACCTCGACGAGTCGATCGCCGATCATGTCCTCCTGGCGGTAGTCGTAGCCCGCGATGACCTTCTGGGCGAGGAGCGCGCCGACCGCCTTCGGGAACGCGGTCGACGTGACCTCCTCCTGGTAGACGTACCGGATCGCGTTCCCGCGCTGGCGCGCCCCCGGGAGCGTCTCCTCGACGGGGCCGACGAGGGCCTCCCAGAGGCCACGGATCGAGACGTCCTCCGCGCGAAGGACGGGCCTCCCGCTCGAGTCCTTCTTGCCGAGGAGGTCGACGAGCTTCCGGACGAGGACCTTGTCCCCGTACGCCTCCTTGAGGCTCTTGAGGTCGGCCACGCGCATCGCTTCGTCTCCCCCTTCCCCGTCTCGAGTCCTTGCCGTTCGTCGGCCTACGTCGTCACCGTCAGCGCGTTCTTGCAGGGCGACGAGATGAAGACCTTCGTGGCCGAGACGTACTCGACCTCGAAGACGCCGCCGATCTTCTCGCTGGTCGTCGCGAACCGGACGTCGTCGGCGTCCAGGTCGTTGAACGTCTCGATCTGGTCCGCCGCCGCCCCCGCCACGATCAGGTTCTGGTCGACGCGGTTCTTCACGACGAGCTTCTCGCCGACCCTCGCCGCCGACGGCGCCGGGAGCGTGATCGTGACCCCCGTCCCGCCGTCGACGAGGATCGTCCGACCGAGGTCGCCCTCGACGACCGTGTAGTTCGCGGCCTTGCTCATCGGCTTCCGCGCGTCGGCGGAGAGCCGCCAGCGCAGGTTCGCCCCGCTCTGGACCGCGACGAACTCGAGGAACTCCCCGTCGGCCTGGAGGTTGAAGTCCGTCCGGCCGTTCGGGGCCGCGCCGTTCGTCGCCGTGATCGTGACGATGCCGGCGGCGACGTCCTTCGCGAGGATCCGGAGCCGCTGCCCGAGCGCCGTCGGGACCGGGAGCGTCCGGGCCTCCGCCGCGGCCGAGACGATCGGGCAGACGCCGTTGAACCAGCCGGCGACCCCGATCGAACCGGCGGCCCCGGGATCCTTCACCATGGACGGCTGCCCCTGCGGCCGCGGAAGGTCGAACGTGCTCATGTACTCGCCGAGGACGGAGGTCTGGGCCGTCCCCGAGGAGAGTGCCTTCGCGATCGCGGCGAGCGGGTCGGTCGTGACCTGGACCTTCTGGGGCTCGAGCGCGTTGCCCGACGCCTTCTCCGGGCAGAGGAAGTCGTCCTTGACGACGGTCCCGGAGGACATCGGGTAGCGCGCCCCGGTCCACTTCGCGACCCGGATGTCGTCGGCCTTGTCCTTGGCGGCCGCGTCCATCGAGACGCCGAGGAACACGCGCGCGAACTCGCGCTGCGTCGTCGCCTCGTCGACGTGCCAGGGGAAGTCCGCGGCGGAGACGGTGATGTCGTTCGCCTCGTCCCACCAGATGAGGTCGCCGCACTCGATCGCGGTCGATTTCGAGGAGCCGGTCGGATAGCTCTTGAACTCGACCGGGCCCTTGTAGCTCCGCCTGTTCGTCGACGCCATGACCCCTTCCCCCCTTCCTCGCCTACGCAAGGCCCCGCGGCGCGGAGCCCCTTCGGTCGATCGGTCGCGATGTCGTACGCTCCTCGGCTACCCGCCGAAGGCCGCGAGCGCCTCCTCGTCCGACGGCTCCTTCTCCCTCGAGCCGGCACTCGGGCTCTGCCGCGCCTCGCTCCTCGGCTTCCCCGCAGCGCTTGACGAGGCCGGCGCCGTCCCGACGGCCTTCTTCGTCGTCTCGACGACCCGGACCGCGGCGTCGGCGGGGAGGTCCTTGACCGCCTCCTGGAGGCTCTTCCGGACGTCCTCGGCGAGACCGGAGCTCGCGATCGCCGCCTCGATCTTGGCGGCTCGCTCGGCCCTTTCCGCGGCCTCGACCTTCACCCGGAGCTCCCCGTTCTCCTTCTTGAGCCCCTCGATCGCCGTCTCGAGCGCCGAGACCTTCGCCTTGATCTCGTCGCGCTCCTTGCGGGTGCCGTCGAGCTGCTCGCGAAGCTCCTTCTCCCGCGCCTCGAGGAGCGCGACCACTTTCTCCCGCCCGTCCGCCTTCGCCGCCTCGGTGCTCACGTCCTCGCCCTCCTGCTCCTTGCTCTCGAACATGCCCCGCGTCGTCGCGGGGTCCGTGACCACGTCGACCGAGAGGACCTCGACGATCCGGACGACGTCCTCCCAGCCCTCCCAGCCGTCCTCCTCGAGCTCGACGACCTCGACGACCGCGTTGTGGGAGAGCCCGAACGCCGCGGGATCCGCCTTGACGTCCGCGAGCCAGGTCCGACGCGACGGGGCGACGTGGAGGTCGGCCCGATGCCCGCCCGGATGGAAGCGGACGTTCTTGAGCCGGCCCATGAACGCCTCGACCTGACGCGGTCGGCCGTCGGCGATGCCGGGATCCCAATGGTTCCGGAAGACCTTGACGCCCTCATAGAGCGGCGTCGCCGGCTCGAGGACCTCGTCCCGGTAGCGGCGCCGGTTCCGGCTCTTGTTCGAGTTGACCTTGACGTTCCGGACGACGCCGGCCGCATCGTCGATCGACGAGTCGCGGTCGAGCTCGATGGACGCCGAGAACTCCTCGCGGACGACGACCCGCCCGCGAAGCTCGCTACCCGCCGTCCTCGTCCCCGTCGGCAATCGCGCCCTCCGGCATTCCGTTCGCGGCGATGGTATGCCCCTCCTCGGGGAGGACGCCGGCCGCGCGGAGGGCGTGCTCGACCTCCCGGTCGACGGACGTCGCGAAGTAGATCGAGAGCTCGTCGACGAGCTCCGCGAGCGCCTGGGCCTTGATCCGGGCCGCGCGCGGGACGCGCTCCCGGATGAACGCTCGGAGGTCCGCGAGGTTCGGTTCTCGCACGTTAAGCCCCCTTAACCCGACGAGGTTGCACCTCGTCGGTAGGTATGGCTCACGGCTCAGACATCGGAGCGGCGGCGCGCGAGGAAGCGGGCGACCATCTCCCCGAGCTCGGCGAGTCGGACGCGCTCGGGCGCCGGGAACCGGTCGACGGCGGACGTGTCGTCGGGATCCGGCCGGAGGCGGGTCCGGATCTCGTCTTGGATGGCGCGAAGGACTTCTACCGACTCCTCTCCCGTGAGCCGCGCGATGATCTGCGAGGTGGAGAGGGCGCGAAGCTCGGGGACCGTCAGCAAGACGTAACCTCCCTCGTCGATGCTTCCCTCCGAGGCCTTCGGCGCTCGGCCTCCGTCCGGCGACGCTCGAAGGCGTCGAGGATTTCTCGCCCCGGCGTTCTCTCGGACCCCGAGCGCCCGCCCGGGTCGCCCTCTTCCATGTTCCTTGCGATCATCTCGACGTCGATCCGCAGCGCGGCCCGGGCCTCGTCGTCCAGAGCGTCGCCGGCGAACTCGACGATGCGGTCGACCGCCCAAGCTACACGGCGAGATCCATCGCCGTCGACCTGCTTCCACCGCGAGAGGAACCGGAGACGCTCGGGATCGGTCGCCGGTTGCCTCCCCCGCGCCCGAGACGCCGCCTCGACGATCCCGTCCGCGAAACTCGCGTAGTACGAGTAGGAGAGGGCCGCGTGATCGGCGCTCGACGGCGGATCGACGGTCGCGAGAACCGTCCCTTGCCAGAAGCGCTCGGCGTCGGATCCCCTCCACCGTTCCGGGAATCGGCGCTCCATGAGCCGACCGACGGCCCGGCGGGAGAGGGCTTGAGCGATCCCCTCCTCAATGACCTCGTCCCGCTTCGTCATGCGCTCCGGAAGCGCGGCCCCGAACTGGTGGGCGACCTCCTGGTATACGACCCCGACGCCGTAGAAGATGCGCTTCGCGTCTTCGACGGTCAGGCGGGGCGGCGGCAGATCGAGGCCGAGCGACCGAACGACCTCGGCCGACCCCGCGAGCCCGACGAACCAGTCGACGAACCTCGAGCGCGTGGGGTCGTAGGCCGTCCCTCCCGCCCGATCGTCCGCGTACGCGCTCGCGCCGGGGAAGCGGGCATCCCAGCGCGCGCGGTCCCGCTCGAAGTCCGGCTTGACCGAGACCCGCTGGCGCATGATTCCCTGCGCCGCGAAGGCGTCCCGGGCGGAGTAGACCACGTCCTCCGGGGACGTCGGAAGCTCGGGCCGCGCGGATCCAATCGGCGGCTCGCCCTTCGGAATGGCGGGGACGAGACGCCTCGTCGACTCGGGGCGACCGAACGGGTCCTCCGGCGGCGGACCGGACGGCGCGGGAGGAGATCGGGGCGGGCTTGGCGGGCCGGGAGGACTCGGCGACGCGGAGCCCCGCTTGGGACCGCCTCGAGAGGCCGTCGACCGTCTCGGCGCCGCCGAAGCGCGCCTCTTCCGCTTCCCCGGCTTCCCTCGCTTCTTCGCTCCCGAGAGCCTCCCGAGTTCGGGGAAGAGGTCGGCAAGCGTCTGACGCTTCGACCGGGACCGCCGATTCGGACTCGGCTTCTTCGCCCTCGCCTTCCGCTTCTTCTTGAGGTCTCGCTCGAGGTCCCGAAGCGGCTTGATCCCCCTCGCCGCCGTCGAGAAGTCCCCGAGCTGGAGCTTGCCGGCCTTCCAGAGCTCGTAGCGCCGGCGGCCGAGGATCGGAAGGGCGAAGCCCGGCTCCTCGGCCTCCTTCTCGGCAAGCCAGTCCTTCCAGGTCGTCCGACCAGGGACCTCGCCATCCATCTCCGCGCGCGCATCGTCCTCGTCGTCGCCGAGCTTGAGCTTCCGGAGCTCGGGGAAGATGTCCTCGAGCCGCTTCGCGACGGGGACGTGCACGCACCGGCAACCCGGGTGAATAGGGAGGTTCGGGCGGCGGGCGCCGAGCCGGTAGAACTTGCCATCGAGCTCGCCGCAGATCGGGCAGGTTCGAGGGTCGAGCGTCGCGAGGTGCTGGACGCCCTTGTACCGGGTCGCGTTCTTCTCGACGAAGGCGTCGTTCGCGACGTTCGCGGCCTCCTGGAGCTCCGTCCTCGCGATCAGGAGGGCGCGCGCCTTCGTCAGGCCGGCGACCCTCGCGCGGAGCCGGCGAGCGGCCTTCGCCGCCCCCTCGCCGAGGGCGATCGAGAGCGCGATTGAGCGCTGCGCCGCAAGAACCTGGTCGGCGGGGAGCTTCGCGAACGGCCTCCTCGGCCGGCGCTGGGCGAGCGCCGCGGCGATGTCAAGGTCGGCGACGCGATCGAACCGGACGAGCTCCTTCGCCCCCTTCGGGAGTCGACCGTTCGCGCTCCGGAAGAGGTCCTTCGCGACGAGGTCCCGAACCTTCCCGACCCGCTCGTCGAGGAGCCGTTCTCCGAGACGGGCGAGAGCGCGCGTCCTCGAGCGGAGCTCGGCGAGGAGCCGGTCGACACGCTCCCGTCGGTAGCCCTCGAGGCCGCGCTCGGCCTCCCTGACGACCTCCCGCAGCGCCTCGCGGTAGAGGTCGAGGAGGTCACGATAGGTCGTCTTCTCGATCCGGGAGAGAGCGACGCGTTGCTGGAGGACGTCGTCCCGGACGCGGCGGTTGTACGGGCGCCGCCTCGCCGGCCCGTCCGCCACGGGTCAGGCTTCGCGACGTCGAAGCGCGAGCCAGCCGATCGGGGGTCGGCGCGCCCTCCCGGTCGGTCGCCGGCGGGCGAAGCAACGCGCGCAGACCTCGACGCGCCCGAAGGGTCGCCGGAGAGAGAGCCAGGCGTGTAAACCGAGACGGCAAAGGATCCGACGGAGAAACGCGCGCACGACTCGGTTGTATGGCGGCGACTACTCGTCGATGAGGAACTCGAGAATCGCGGGCCCGAGAAGCGAGAGGACGCGCGCGCGGTCGGGAGTCGGGACCGGCGTCGGAGAAGTCGGAGTTCGGTCCGGCGCGGGAACCTTGCCGCGCGGCCGAGGAGAGAGTCGGGACGCGAGGACCGGACCGTCGTCACCACCACCCGAGAGCTCCGGGAAGGTCGTCGTCGCCGCCGGCGCCGGCGCGGCCGACAGGAGAATCACGGGATCGGGGAGGACGACGACAGGCCCGAGAGAGGTCGTCACCGGGGGAACGAGACCGATTGCCGAGACGGGATCCGGCGCGATGACGACGGCGCCCGGAATGACGACGACGGCCGCGACGGAGGAGGTCGACCCAACGGCGTCCGGCTGCGCCTCGACGGGTCCGGGGAGGGTCGCCGCGGACGGGATGGTCCCCAATCCCGATGCGGGCGAGGGTGTGATCGTGACGGGACCCGCGATCGTCGCCGCCGAGGGAGCGCCCCCGGCGGCCGAGCTCGGATCCGGAGCGACGGAGATCGCGCCGGGGATCGCCGAGGCACCCGGGGCCGACGACGCGGCATTCGCGGGCGACGGCGCGAGCGCGACGGCCCCGGGGACGACCTCGACCGCCGGGGCCGAAGACGTCGTGACAACGGGATCGGGCGCGACCGCGAGAGGTCCCGCGACGAGGGCTACGCTCGGCGCGCCCGTCACCGTCAACGCGGGATCGGGCGTCGCGATGAAGACCGAGACGATCGACGCGGACGGCCCCGAAACCGTCCCGGCGACCGCGTCTGGCGTGACGGTCTGCGGCGCCCCGCCCGTCGGACTCTCGAGTGAGACGGGCGGAGAGGGATCGTGGACGGTGAGCGTTGGCTGCCACTGCCATGACGAGCGCCCACCCAGCGCCATGTCGAGCCGGGAGCGCAGGCCGGTCATGCTCGTGAGGGAGCTCACGACTCCGGCCTTCGGCTGTACTGCTCGGCGCGGATCTCCAGCATAACGGCGGTGGACTCGGCCACGAGCTCGCGCGCCTGACGGAGAAGATCCTCCAGCTCCTCGTCGGACTTGAGGGACAGGTCCGGACGCGCGGCGTCCAGCGTCGCGGCTTCCGCGATCACCCACTCACCAACTGGATCGCGCCCCACCAGTTCGTCGCGGTGGTCGCAGACTTCGCGATCTCGAGGAAGCACAACGCGGCGTCGTCGAACACCCTCATGAGGTTGAACGCCGAGTTGATCCCGTCGAGGATCACGGGGAAGTTCGCGAGCGGCATGGGCACGAACGCGAGCGGGTGCCCGATGAACCAGTTCACGACACCCGAGGCCATCGCCGCCGACAGGTTGAAGGCGTTGGTCCCCGCACCGGCATCGCCCATCCGGCGCAGGCCGGTGTCCGCGGTCGCCAGCGGCACGAACCAGTGCGGGGCCGTGAACGGGACCGTGTTCACGGCGGCGGCCGAGGCGATCGTCGAGAGCGTCTGGCTCGTCGAGGCGTTCCCGTCCTGGTCCATGTAGTCGCACGTCAAGGTCGGAGTCGCGGCCGGCAACACCGTCGTCACCTCGCCGCTGATGAACGAGCCCGGCGCGAGGGCGGCCGTCTGGTAGCGCGTCGGCGGGTTGACCGAGTCGACCGACCGGGGATCGACCGTCATGGTGTGCGTCATGTCCCAGAGCCTGTCGTAGAGGAGAAGCATCTGCCCGGCGACGCTTGCCTGCACCGTCAGCGTCGTCAGGTGAAGCTGGTCTCCGCCGGCGGCGTTCTGCTGCGTCAAGGCGCCTGTCGTCGTGCGCGTGCAGGCCCGGCCGGTCCCCGTCGTGCCGCCGACGCCGCCCGCCGCGGGCACGGCACCCACGTTCCAGAGCGAGTTGCTCCTCGCCGCGACGCCCGCCGCGCCGGCCTTGGTGAACATCAAGCACTGCGACTTGCCGCCCGTCGTCGCTTCGGCGATCAGGTCGGACAGCGAGGCGAACCCGGCGTTGACCACGCGCCCTTGACGGCGCGCGAACCCGCGCGCGATCCGGTTGAGTCTCTGGATCGCGTAGTCGAGCAGGCTCGCGAAGCTGCCGCCCTTGAGCGGGCCGCAGAAATCGCCGCCCTTGCAGGCGTAGACGCGGCCGGGCACGTTCGCAACGAGGATCGGCGGCCCGTACCAGTTCGCCATCGCCTGCGAGATCCGCTCGGCCTGGCCGGGCCCGAGCCAGCGGTCGAGTCTCGACGCATGCGTGGAGGCACGCGGGATCACGAGAGGTGGAGGATCCCCTCCGCGTTCCACTGGATCGTCAAGTCGCCGCCGTTCGTCGCAATCGGGAATCCACCGGTGTCGATGTAGGCGATCAACTGGCTGGTCGTGTCGTCCGCGGCCCCGTTCTTGAACACGATCGCGGCCTTCGCCGTGCCCGCGTTGATCCCCGCCCATGTCAGGTCCGCGGCGTCGAACTCGCCTCGGTCGTTAGCGTCGTCCTGGGCGAACGCCTTCGAGGCGAGCGTCTTTCGACCGGAACCCGAGTAGCCGCCGGCGTAGCCGGTCCCGGAGAGCTCGTGGCTCTGGGGGTCGTTCGCGGAGCCGTCGTCGACGGTCGCGTGGTCGGCGTTGAACGTGTAGCCGGTCCCGACGAGCATGACCTTGATCGTGTCGTTCGTGAGGTCGATCTCGCCCGAGAGGTCCTGCTTCTTCCCCCGGTTGTACCAGGCGTTCGCCACGCGTCACACTCCCTCGGGTCGGCTCGACCCGGAGATCCCCGTCACCGAGCCGTCGGGTCCGACCCGAACATCGAGGTCGAGCTTCCGCGGTCGGGGCTCGGGGACGTTGACATCGTTCTGGATCGCGCCCTTCTCGAAGACGACCTGGACCGACGGGGCCGGCAACGGCGGCAAAGGCGGCGGCGCGGGCACCGGAGCCGGAGCCTCGACGGTCGTCGTTGCCTTGACCGCGCCTTCCGCGATCGTCGTCCGGGCGTCGACCTCGATCGCGCCCTTCTCGATCTTCACGGGCGCCTCGACCTTGACGTTCGCCACCGGAGGATCCTGCTTCGGGACGTGGACATGCGCTTCGATCTTGGGCGCGGGCGCCGGAGGCGCCGCCGCGCGGACGCGGGCGTCCGCCTCGAGAGCGGCAACGCGACCGGCGAGCTCGTCGTCCTCCTCTCGAATGCGCGTGGGACGTCGGTCCTCGTCCTCGAGGAAGCTCTCGCGCGCCTCTTCGTCATCGCCCTCGTCGTCTCCTCGGGTCGGACCACGCGGGCGAGGGCGACGGTCGCCTTCGCCTCCTTCGCCCCCGTCCTCCTCGTCCTCGCGCCCGAGGTCTTCGACCTCTTCCGCCTCGATCCGCTCGAGCTCCGTGTCGGGATCAAGGCCGTCGCGCTCCATGGCCGTCCGCCGGCTCATCGCCCCGGCGGCGACCATGGCGACGTTCGAGCGGACCTCCTTCTCGCGGTCCCGTGAGACGATCGGGGGGTACTCCCACTCGACCTCCCAGGGGTCGTAGCTTGCGGGGATCTTCGATCCCGGGTTCTCGCGGTCGACCTCGACGACCCAGACCCAGAGCGGCGTGAGGACGTCCGACGTGACCTCGCGCCAGTCCTCGACTTCTTTGACCGGGACGCCCTCCGTGACCATGGTCGACGCGTAGTTCGCGTTCGAGCCGTCGCCCGAGACCATGAACTCGGCGAGGCCGGCGCCGGCGGCGACGGCGAGGAGGATGGCGCGCCCGTCGTGATGGACGTCCGCGGCCTGGAGGTTCGGCGAGATGAACTTGTAGTCGACCCCGCGGCCGGCATTGATCACGGTCCCCGGCCGGAACTTCTTCTGCCGGACCTCGACGTTCGGATGCGGCTTCGTCTCGCCCCACTTGGCGCGCTGGTCGTCCGCCTCGTCCTGCTCCTTCTGGAGGAACGCCTTGACCTGCTGCTCCTTCTTGTCGAACGTCCGGACGAGCGCGACCGCGGAGCGGACCTTCGAGAGGACGATCCGGTCCCGGAGCCAGGAACCGTAGAGGTCGACGTAGGGGACGATCGAGGCGAAGGGGGAGACGCCGCGCCTCTCGCAAAGGTCGGACTCGCAGGCGTGGAAGAGGACATCCGTCGCCGGAATCTCCTCGTCGAGCTCCTTCGGGTTCGACGCCTTGACCTTCTTGAAGCTCTGGATCGTCTCGACGTCGCCCTCCTCGGTGACGATCCCGCCCTCCTCGCTCCCGGTCTGCGGGTCCTTGATCAGCTCGGGATCGATGAACCGGGGCGCGAGGACCTTCCAGGGGATCGTCCGCGCGGCGCGGGCTTCGGTCGCCGTCTCGGGACCGCCATCGGGAGCGACGGCGCGCTCGACGGAGAACCGGCGGATGAAGACCTCGCCGTCGCGGAGGAGCCGGACGAGGATCTCGCGCTTGCGCCGACGCCAGTTCGCCGTCCGGACGAACCGCTTCCAGGCGAGGGCGAGGGCGTCCCGGAGCTCCTTCGGCCCCTGGGGGAACTTCGGCTGGGGTCCTCGGCCGAGGACGTAGGAAACATAGCGCCGGAGGACGCCGCGCATGTGGGCGTTCGCGAGGACGAGCCGCCGGACCTTCAGCCGGACGCCGACACGGTCCTCCTCGGGGACCGTCTTCCGGCCCTCGGGAATGAGCCGGGAACCGGAGGAGAGGAGCTCCCATTGGCGCTCGTCGTCCTCAGGGAGCGCGTACGGGTCGAAGATCGTCACCTCGGAGGCCCCTCGGAAAGCCTCCCAGGCACGGCGAACCCGATCGAGGAGCCCCAAGTCGCGCTCTCCGTCCCTCGCCGGCAGGTTAAGGAGGGTTAACCCGCCACCCCGCGAGGCGAGCCCGGGAGGGCGAGGGGCCGCGGGTCGCGAGGGAGGGAATCTCGCTCAGGAAGGACGGCCGCCCGCCCTCCCGGAGCGCGCCGGGCTAGGGCATGGAGAGGGTAGGCCCAGGAGATGTCAGGGGATGCATCTATAATCGACCCCGAGTCAGAGATGTTTGACGACGGCGAGGAGGCGTGAGAATGAAGTGCCCCCACTGCACCGTTGCGTTTCACTACGTGTCTAAGACGGCTTTCCTAGATGGAACTGGCGACGGTTACTGCTACGCGATCGAGTACGCGCTTTGCCCAGAATGCGGGAACTGGATTCTCTATCTCTTCTCGGGGGTCGTTGACGAAGACATGGACGGCAACCCCTACTTCAAGAGTCGACGACCATCTCGCTTGATCTATCCGAAAGCCTCAAGCCGGGGCCCCTGTCCGCCGGAAGTCCCGTGTGATCGGGAACTTCGCGGCTCATCCCGAGAAGAGCCAGAGTACCGGACAGATAGTCCCCGTCGAACCTCGCGAGGCTGAGTCCAACCTTGCGGTCCTTGAGGCGTTGTTCGACTTCTACTATGTTCAGCCCGCCCAGCTCGCGAAGAAGAAGACCCAGCTCGACGCCAAGCTCAAAGACGCCGGCAAGAACTCCAAGGTGAGGTAGGGGCCCGCCGACTACGGATCGGCCGCCCCTCGGCGGGCGCTGGAGGCCTTCGCGTACTCGAGGGCGGCCCACTCGAGCGCGAGACGCGCGGTCTCGCCCCGCTCGGCGAAGTCGACGGCGGCGGTCCGGAGACGGGCCTCCGCCTCGAGGAGCGCCCGCTCCCGGGCGGCGCGGACGACAACCGCCGCGAAGGCCTTCACGGACGCACACGCTCCTTCGGCGCCTCGTCCGGGATGGGCCAGATCTCGACACCGACGTCGCCACCGACGCAGCTCGGGAGCTGCCAAGCAACGTTCATGAGGAGCTTCCCGTCCTCGGGCGCGACAAAGAGGACCGCGGACGAGATCCGCACGAAGCGCCAGCACTCGGGGAGTCGCTCGCTCATGCGATCTCGTCCTCGGGGATCCCGTCGAAGAACTCGCCCCGCCGGCGGGGCGCAACGAGCTCGTCCTCGCCGCGCGAGGCGGCGGACTCGAGCCAGCCCCGGATGCCCTCGCGGCAGAACCACATCGCCATGACCGTGTCCGTCGCCCGCCCGTGAGGGTAGGCGAGCGTCTCGGCGACCCAGACGCAGGGACCGCACTCGCAGTAGAGCGGGTGGCCGTTCGCCCGCGGGTTGAGCTCCCGCGGCACGACCCACGCCCCGTTCGCGAACTCGACGTCGAGGCCGGGGAGCCCGAGCACCGGGTCCGCCTTGTTCGAGCCCGTCAGGAACGGGACGATGAGCGGCCACCAGGGGAACCGGCCGCCGAGCTCACGGACCCACTCCTCGAGCGCCGCCTGGTAGCCGTTGTTCTCGACGACGACGGCCTGGGGTCGCCATCGCTCGACGACGCCGCCGATCGCGCGGGCGACCGCCGGCGAACTCCCCTTGATCCGCACGACGTCGAGCGGGCGGCGGACGCCATGAGCGTCGACGGCCGCGGCGAAGGCGACGTTGCCCGGACGTTTGGCGGACGAGAGGTCGACGCCGACGAACCGGACCCAGTCGCGCGGGAGCGGCTCGGGGATCGACTCGCGGAGGCCGAGCTCGAGGGCCCGCTCGAAGTGGGGGAAGGCGAGCTCCTCGGACGCGTACGGCCGCATCCGGTAGCCCTGGGCGAAGGCACGGGGGCCGATCTCCAGCTCGCGCTTGCGAAGGGCGGCGGGGCCCCAGCGATCGACCCAGCCGGGGAGGCGTCCGCGGAAGTCCATCCCCTTCTACGTCCCCCCGCGCGGAGACGCGAGGGCACGGATCGCCCGATCCTCCTCGGCCGAGAGCGTCCAGAGCCCTTGGCGCCCGCGGAGCGGGTGGGGCTCGCGTAGCGGGCGGATGTCCGCGAGCAGCCACGCGAAGCGCCCCGGTGAGAGGTCGCCCAGAACGGCTTCGACCGGCGAAACCGACGCCCCTCCGGGCGTGGCAGCCGCCGCGACCCATAGGCGGTGCCCGCAGTCGGCCGCGCTCAGGACACGGAAGCAGGCCGAAATCCGAGCCACGGCGACGACGGCGCCGAGAGCGGGAGGTCGATCCATCACATCCAGGACGCGGAGGCCAAGGTTCGGCCCGGCGGCGCGGAGGATCGCCTCCCCCTCCTCGAGCCGCGGGCGGCGATGCGCCGCGTGGATCGCGACCTCGCCGCGGTAGTCGGTCCCCCACGACCGCGTCTCGACGGTCTTCAACCCGGCATCGACGAAACTCGCCCACGGCTGCCAGAGCGAGAGGGCGCGCATCACGACCCCCTCCTCGCGCCGCTCCCGACGATCCCGATCAGCCACCCCCGCGCGGACACGAGGTCGGGTGGCGAGCCGGGAAGGTCCTGAAGATCGCGCAGGGCCTCGGAGGCGAGGCCGCGCAACCGCTCCACCTCCGCGACCGGGTCGCATCCGGGCGCGAGGTTCGCGGCACGGTCGACCTCATCATCCTCCAAGCGCTGGAGAAGATCGGCGGCCTCTCGGGCCGCGTGGACGAGCTCGGCAACATCTTCCGGGTCCGGAACCTTCCCGGCCGCTACCGCGTCGGAGAGGAGCCGGAGACGCTCGACGAGGCAGGACCCATTCACGAAGCTCATGATCGACGACCTCGATCAAGGAACGCCGGCGGCCGGATCGGCTCGATCACGATCCGGGCCCGGCACTCCGCACAGAGGGGGAGGGCGATCCGCTTTGTCTTCCCGGCAACCGTGACCTCGACGTCCCGCGCCGTGGTCCAGCCCCCGGCCCGCCGGGTCCCGCAGGAGACGCAGCCGACCGCCGAGACCCGAAGAAGGGTCCGGCCAACGTGGAACCGCCCGACGTTGAAGCGGTCGGGGATCATCGCCGGCACTCGAGCCCGCAGGCCTTGAGGGCACGGAGGAGGGGATCCCAGGGCCCAAGCCACCGGCGGGGGAAGCCCTCGATCCGGCCATCCCTCCAGCTCGAGCCCGGACGCCTCGAGTAGACGGCGCTCTTCGAGATCCGGACCTCGTAGTTCCCGACGGTCGGCGACCCGGAGAGGTCGTTCGCGATCCGCATCTCGCCGAGCGAGACGGCGCGCTCGCGCGAGCCGGCGGGCCAGAGCTCGAAGCGGACGACGATCACGAGACGAGGGACCGCTTGAGGTCGAGGATCACGGCATGAAGGCGCGCGAACTCGGCGGACTCGAGGAGGCCGTACCGCCAGTCGATCCAGGCGAGGCAGAAGAGGGCATGGAGCAGGCTCGCGGCGCGCGGCGGTCGGCGCGGGAGCCGGAACATGCGAGGCGGAGGGACGGGCACGGCTCAGGCCCTCGCCTTCGTCCGCTTCTTCGATGCGACCTTCTTCCCGCGCTTCTTCTTCTTCGCCGTCGTCTCGGAGGTCTTCGTCTCGGCGGCCGCCCACCATCGCGGATCGGGGATCTCCTTCCGCGCGGCGGCCTCGAGCTCGGCGATGTCGAGGCCGAGGACGCCCGCGAGCCAGGTCGCCTCCTCGTGCTCCTTCTCGAGGATCGTCGGGTTGAACCGCCGGAGGCAGCCGACGAGGTTCTCGAGGAGCCGCCGCCAGAGCTCGGAGGCCCAGGCGGACTCGTCGTCGGCGACCGCCTTCCAGAGCTTCTTCCGTTCGGCCACGTAGCCGGAGCCGATCCAGGCTTTCTCGGGATGCGGGACCCCGTAGACGGCGACGAGCGAGCGGAGCTTCTCGGCGTCGGGAACCGCGACCTTCTCCTCGTCGATCGCCGTCCGGACCGCGTCAACGACATGCGCCATGCGCCGTCGCGAGATCCGCTCCCTCGAGTCCTCGAGCTTCTCCTTCGTGGACCGCTCGGCGGCCGGCTTCTTCTCCTTCCTCGGGCGCCCGTAGTCGCTCTCCTTCCTCGGAAGGACCCACTCCTTCCGGCCGGCGTCGTCGCCGACGACGACGATCGCCGGGACGGCGCCCTTCTCGCCCTTCTTCGCCTTGTCGAAGCGCCACTCCACCTCCGCCTTCTCGACGTGCTCCTCGAGACCCGGGAGGATCTCGCGGGCCGAGTGGACGTGACGCTTGAGGAGGACCGTCTTCGGGTTCTCGACCTTCGCCTTCTCGACCTGGAGGAGGACATGGGCCCCGAGCTTCGCGTTCCAGCAGGTCCCGTCGCGGCAGACGGCCTTGCGGACGTCGGCCTCCTCGAGCTCGTCGTCGAAGAGGCCGGGGCTCCGGAGCGACGTCTTCGGGCAGGTCTCGCAGGGGCCCGCGCGAGGGAGGAGGGTCGCGTCGTCGAGCTTCCAGGGCGCCTTGCCGAGGACGTGGAGCTTCTCGGCGAGGAGCCGGTCGAGCCGGTCCTTGCTGTCGATCCGCCAGTGGGAGTTCGAGAGCTCCTTCGCGAGCTCGTGCTGGGAGGCCGGATCGAGCTTCGCGACCTCCTCGAGCCAGGAGACGGGCCAGTCACCGGCGCCGGCCTTGTTCTTCGCGACGAGCGCCCGGACGGACTCGTCGAGGTTCTTGAGGTTCGCGCGGGCGGCGACCCACCGGATCGGCTTCGAGAGATGGTCGGCGACGGCCTTGACGTTCCAGCCGGGGCGATCGAGGAGGGAGGCGACGACCTCGGCCTGACGGAACGGATCCTGGGCCTTCCACGACTCGTGCTCGGCAATGACGAGCGCCTCGACCTGAGCGTCCGTAAGGTCCTCGACGACGCAGAGGGCGTCCAGGCCGAGGAGCTCGGCGACCTTCGCCCGGCGGTGGCCCAGGACGATCTCGTACTCGCCGGGATGGCCGGCGCGGGGCCGGACGAGGCACGGCTGCTTCTGCCCGTCGCACTCGATCGATGCTCGGAGCTCGGCGACCGAGTCGGGGGTGATCTCGCCGCGCGGGTTCTTCGGGCACGGATGGAGGAGAACGGGGGCGATCGGCTCGACCTTCAAGGCGACCCTCCTCGACGCGAGGTTAAGGCGCCTTAACCCGAGAGGACGGCCCTCGAGAGGCACCTACCGGAGCCTTCCCGGGCCTCGAGGATCGCCCGCAGCCGGAAGAGCGCGGCGGAGACGCGCTGGCTCACCCGGCTCTCGGAGATGCCCACCGCGAAGCCGATGGCCCGCATCGTCAGACCATGGCGGAAGTAGAGGTCGAGGATGGTTCGATCGACGGGCCGGTCGACGAGCGCAAGAAGCGCCTCGAACCCCTCGTCACCGTCGTCGCGAGGGAGGACTTCGGTTGCCGGGAGGAGCTCGAGGTAGGTGACGGCATCCCCGGATTCGTTGTCGACGAACGCGACCTGGTCGAGGCTCCCGTAGACGGGGAGGCGGCGTCCGTGACGCCGGTAGGAGCACGCGAGGCACGCGGACTCGCCAAGCCGGAGGCCGTCGGCGATCCGCCAGCGAATGCGCTGAGCGAGGAAGGCCCGGAAGCGATGGGGCTCGTTCTCGAACCGCTCGACGCCGTCGAGGAGCGCCTCGTAGGCGAAGGTCCGGAGGTCCTCGTCCCGGAGCCCCCACCTCGCGATCGTCCTTTGCCTGAACGCGTAGACGAACGCGTCGGTCTCGGCACATCGGACGTAGCGACACACGATCGCGTTTCGGTCCTCGGTCGATCGGGTTTCGCGATAGCGCCGCCAGAGGACGGCCTCGTCATGATCGACCGGCGCCGGAGGCGACGCGGCGCCGGGGTCCCGACGTCGAGGACGAACGGGAGCCATCCCGGGACGTCGGCAAGGCAGACTCGCATCAAGTCCTCCTCGATGAAGACCGTAGGTGCGCCGCGTCCGTGGCCGCGCGGAGCCGCGCGAAGACCTGACGGCCGGCCTCGACGACGAGATCCCATCGGCCGGGCCAGGGCTCGTACGTCCCCGCGCGGAGGACGGCGCCGGCGCGGTCGACGACCCGGAACGAGAAGTCCTGCAGCGTGAGAAAGACGACGAGCTCGAGCCGGAGGTCGTGCCGGCGCTCGACGGTCTGAACGGCGACGCCGTGCTCGGGGCCGTGCGGAGACGGCTTCCATCGCCGGCCGGGCCCCGGGGCGCTAATCCTCACGACCCGCCCCCGAAGACGGGGACGAGCTCGACCCGCGCCAGGGACTCTGAGGGCGAGAAGCCGGCGGGGACCTGGAATCGCTTCGCGACGTCGTACACGACCCGGAAGGCGTCGAGGATTTCCTGGACCTGATGCGGCGCCTTCGGCGCGCAGAGATCGCAGAGCGGGAGCCCCGTCTCGATCTCGACGCGGCGGTCGGCGAGGCCGACGACGGGGACGACGATCCGGACGCGGTACCGGGTCGGTCGCGGCAAGAACTCCGGAGGGACGAAGAGGCCCGGACAGTCCGAGCGCCCGCACCGAGCGGAGACATGCAGCGGCGGCCCGTCCCCTCCGATCCTCATCGGTCCGCCGCCTTGCGGTTCTCCGCGTCCAGCTCAGCGAAGAAACGGTCGATCTCCGCCTGATCGCGCTCGAGGATCTCGCGCGCGATCTGGTGCCCGCAGCCCGGGCAGGGAGGCCGATCGACGACGCGGCCGCGCCACCCGAAGCGCTTCCTGCACCTCGGGCACATCGCGTCCATGCAGGCGACGGGCTCGTCCTTCTCGGCCTCGGGATCTACCTTCCGATGGGGGTAACGGTCCTTGACGTGGTCGTGGACGAACCGTCCCTTGCTCGGCGCATCGAGAAGCGCGTCGTAGACCTCGAACGCGACGCCCGCGTACTCGTAGAGGGCCCCGTTCTGGAAGAGGATCCGGAGCGTCCGGCGAGCTCCGTCGTAGCCCACCGATCGGACGTTCGTGCTCTTGACGGGGTGCATGATCATCGTCACTCCTCCCCATCGACGAGATCGAAGACCGGCTCCCCGGCCGGCCCCATGAGGACCTCCCAGGTTCTCCCGCTCATGGGCTCGCGAATCGTCCAGACCCCGTCACGCCACTCGAAGACCGTGTCCGGGTACTCGGCGAACGGGATCGCGAGCCTCTCGCGCGCGACCGCGACGAGCGCCTCGCCGCCCCTCGGGCCGGGGAAGGGACGCCTCGCACGCTCTTGCTCGCCGACGTCCGCCTCGAGCGCGGCGAGGAGATCGTCCTCGCTCCCCGCTCGCCGGGCTCGCTTCGCCTTCATGTCCGGAGCCTTCCGGGGATCAGGCCGAGGCGGCAATCTTCCGCATCCCGCGGCGCGCGACTTCGACCGAGACGCCGTGGGCGTCCGCGACGAGCTCCGCCGCTTCGTCGGCGTCGCCGAGGGCGAGGGCGACGGCGCAGGCGTCTCCGAACCCCTCGCGCGTCGACGAGAAGACCCCCGCGAAGTCCCGAGCCTCCCGGAGAGCGACCTCGATCGGCCTCGGGCCCTTCGCGAGGACGACGGCGGCGGGGTCGTCGGAGCCTTCGTCGAGCGTCGCGACCCGGAGGGACGTGAAGAGCCGCCGACCCGCCCAGGCAACCTCGAGAAGGGCGCGCCGGGCGGCCGCCTCGCCGGCCTCGTCGGCGTCGAAGAGGAAGACGACGTCGCGGAAGTAGCGTGCGAGGATTCGAGCGTGCGGCCCCGAGAACGCGGTTCCAAGGGGCGAGACCGCTCCGCAGCCGACGCGGCGAAGGGCGAGGACGTCCATCTGGCCCTCGACGATCACGGCGACGTCGGGACGGCCGGTCGCGGCGAGGAGCTCGAAGAGCCCGTAGAGGAGGGACCGCTTCCGGAAGAGCGGCGTCTCGGGGCCGTTGAGGTACTTCGGCCGTCGCTCGTCATCGAGCGCCCGGCAGGAGAAGCCGACCACCGCACCGTCGAGGTCCCGGACGGGGAAGGCGATCCGGTTACGGAACCGGACGACAAGCTTCCCGTCGTCGCGCCGCTTCGCGAGGCCGGCATCGACGACGTCGTCGGGGAGGAATCCCTCGGACCGGAGCCGCTCGAGGAGGACGGGCCTCTCCGGCGCATAGCCAAGGAGGTAGGCGTCGCACTCGGGGCCGGCGCCGATCCCGCGACCGTCGAGATAGGTCCGGGCTTGCCGTCCCGGGGGGGAGACGAGGAGCTCGCGGAAGAGGGACGCCGCGGATGCGAGCGCGCCGAGGCGGCGCTCGCCGTTCACGTCCGCCGGCGCCGCCACTTGTCGATGAGCCTGATCGCGAAGTCCCGCTGCTTCGGCGTGAAACTCGACCGGCCGCGACTCAGGACGCCGTCGATGAAGTCGGCCTCGTAGTCGTCGACGTCGAAGTCCGAGTCCGCGTCGAGTCGCTCGATCTCGGCCCGGATCTCCGCGTCCGTCATGCTCTCCGGCACGTTAAGTCCCCTTAACTCGCCGGGAGGCATCGACGCCTCCCTTCGGGAGGCTTCCCCGCGGATGGCTTCAGACCGCGTCTCGGAAGGCCTCGGTGAGGTCGCCGACGACCACGGGCTCGCAGGCTCGCGTCGCCCGCGTCGGGCTTCCCTTACAGAAGACGAGGACATTCTGGTGCGTCTTCCCGAGCTTGCGCGACGTCGCGAACTGCCGGCCCGCGCGGATGGAGACCGACCCGCACATGGTCACGAGGACGGCCTCGTTGTAGAAGCGCGCGCCGGCTTGCTCGAAGGCGCGGATCGTGTCGAGGACGAAGCCGCGATAGGCGCCGCCGGCCTTGGGCTCCCGGACCTCTCCGACGACGAACACCGCGAAGCGATCGGGGGCAAGGAGCGCGACGGACTCGCGGATGATCGCGCCATACGCGGCGAGGAAGGCCGGATACTCGAGGACCGAGAGGTCGCGGGGATCATCGCTGTACTGCTCGAGGTCGGCGTAGGGCGGACAGGAGAACAGGAGGTCGAAGGGGGCGCGCTCGGCCGCCAGAACGGTTACGTCACGAGCATCGCCCTCGATCCAGACGGGGGCGGGGTCCGCCGAACGCGCGATCCTCTCTCCCTGCTCGCGATTCGCGGCAACCTGCTCGGGGCGGAGCTCGACTCCGACGTAGGCTCGGCCAAGCCGCGAAGCGACGAGGCCGCGGACGCTCCCGCCGGCGAGCGGATCGAGGACGCGTCCGGCCGGCGGCGCGAACCATCGATAGACGATCTCGCAGAGAACCGGATCGAAGACGCTGCAGACGCCCGCCGCTTCGATCTTCTGCGAGACCGGGTCCTCCTGCCCCACGCCGTTCCAGGTCTTGAGATTGAGGGGACGCCCCGAGCCATCGCCTCGAACCGTCTTCCCGTCCCGCCCGAGCTTCGCGGCGGGACGGGGACTACCGCCGGGCGGGACCGCATACGCGCGACCGAGCTCCGACTTGATCCCCAGCCCGATCCAGGCGCGCTTCCGCTCTTGCCAGTAACCCTGCCGCGCGTCCAGCACCGAGAAGGGGGGCACGAGGAAGCGCTCGGCGAGGCTCGGAGCATTCGCCCCGTCGGGACCTCCCCCCTCGTTGAGGAGGTCGTCGAGCTCGTCGGCCTCGAAGCCCGCAAGGAGTCGAAGGGGCTCATCCTCGATCCCCCGCAAGACAGCCGCGAGGTCGTCCTCGCTCCACGCCGCCTCCTCGCCGAGACGGTTGTCGGCGAGCGCCATCGCCGCCGCCCGATCGTCGTCGAGGTCGACGAAGCGGACCGGGACGAGCTCGAGCCCGAGCTTCATGGCCGCGAGCCGCCGCGCGTGGCCGGCGACGATCCTCCGATCGGACGCGCGGGCGACGATCGGAGGCCCCCACCCGAGCTTCCGGATCGTCTCCGCGAGCTTCTCGATCAACCGATCGGGGATGACGCGGGGGTTCCGCTCCCACGGGTGGATGGTCGCGAGCGACACCCACTCGGCCGCCGGGTCCCCCTCGCGCGGCATCGGCGGGACCATCCCACGCCTCTTCCGGGTCGCCCGAGTCATCCGTCCCTCCTCGGTCATGCCGCGGCCCGCCACCGCATGAGCGGATGCCGGTCGTCGACCGCGTTGACGATCTCGAAGTCGAGGTGCGCGTAGTCGTCGGAGACCCGCTCGATCAGAGTGCAGACCGTCGGCTTCCGCCGGAGATGGTGGTTCAGGTCGTCCTGGTGCCAGGGCGTCGAGATCATCCACCAGCGGCCCCACGGCTCGAGGCGCGTCATCCAGAGCTTGTCGAAGGCGTCGATGACCCGCTTCCGCATGACCTCGCTCGCCGCGTTGCGCTCGTCGACGGGGTCGTCGAAGCCCACGTACTCGCAGCGCCCCCCTACGCCGGTCGAGAGGATCCCGCGCGCCTCGAGCGAGGCCTCGATCGACCGGCCCGTCCGGTGGAGATGGAGCTTGTGGCGAGCCCAGCCCCGCCGCGCCTGGACGCGGTCGAGCATCGACGGTCGAACATGCGAGCACGCGGTCCGGAAGTCCGCATCGCCGTCGATGTAGTCCCGGACGCCAGCGACGCGGTCGGCGGCGAGCGGGTCCGTTGCCGAGATGAGCTTGATCCGACGATTCGTGTCCTGGCCGAGGAGGTAGAGCGGGAACCCGACGGAGAAGAGCGTCGTCTTGCCGTGACCCATCGGCGCATTGATGAGGGCCCCGAGCTCGCGCTCCCAGCAGTAGCCGATGTGGAGGATCCACGAGAGGTGCGGCGCGGCGAGCCGAAGCGGGCGCCGGGACTCGTCCTTGAGGATCGCGCTCGCGAACGCGACGAAGTCGACGAGCTCGGGGCGGGCGATCACGAGGAGGACGCCTCGACGGGAGCACTCGGGGCCTGGAGGACACGGCCCTCCGCCTCCCTGACGACGACGCCCATGTACTCGACGAGGGCGACCTGGGAGGCGACGACGACCGCGACGCCGGCGACGGGCTGCGTCGTCCCCTCGTTCCCGTCCGCCGGCGGCGGAGGAACGGCGAGGACGTCCGGGTCGTAGTAGCCGCCGATCTTCGCGAGGGAGAGCTCTACCCGCGCGAGGGCGGAGGCGGCGGCGACGCGCTCCCTCGGCTTCGTCGACCGGTCGGCGAGGACCTCATGACAGCTCCGCCGGGCGGCGAGGAGGCTCTCGAACCCCTCTCGTCGCGCCTCGAGTCGCTCGGGGTCGCGCTCCCACTTCTTCCGCCAGCGGGCCTCGACCCGGCGGATGAGCTTCTCGAGGTGCCCGTGCCCCGCCCCCCACTTCTCCTTGGCGACCCGGTACATGTCCGCCCAGGTCGTGCCGCGGTAGAGCATAAGCTCGACGAGGCGGAGGCGTTCCTCCATCTCGGCCTTGCCGGCGTGGGGCCTCTTCCGGGGCGGATAGGAGAATGGCTTCTCGTCTACGCCGCTCCGAGGGCCCGGAGCGCCTGGCTCTCGATCATCCGGACCTCGATCGGCGTCAGCCGCGTCCGCGACGCCGTCTCCCGCAGGGAGAGGGGAGTCCCGCTCCCGATCCCGTACCGAAGCTCGAGGACCCGCCTTTGCGGTTCGGGGAGTTTCGCGATCCGGTTGCGAACGACCTCTCGACAATCGTGTGCCTCCACAACGGAGTCCGGCCAGGTCTCCCGGGTCGAGGCGATCTGAAGGGCCTTCCAATCACCCATTCGCGCGACGCAGAGCGCCCGCGTCGCCGTCTTCTGGAGCTGGTGGACCTCACGCCGAGCTCGCCGCCCGCCCCGCTCGAGCCGCTCCCAGAGCCAGTCCGGCAGGCGGATCGACGCGCTCCTCCGTCCCTCCCCCTGCGCGGCTCTCCGGACGTAGGCGAAGAGATGGGTCGGCCACGCCCCCTTGTCGGGATCGTAGGTTCTCGCGGCGTGCCGGACGTCCGCGACGGCGGTCGCGAGGACATCCTCGGGGTCCGCCCCCTTCCTCCACTCCGGGTGCTCGCGGAGGTAGAAGACGATCAACGGGAACGAAAGGACGACGAGATCGCCGAGCGCGTCGCGATTCCCTCGTCCGGCTGCCCGGATCGTCTCGACGCCCGGCTCGACCGGACCGAGACGCTCGAGCTCTCGAGCGAGATCCAGGAAGTACGGTGTCGGGCTCACCGCTTCTTCGCCGGCTTCGGCTCCGTCGCCGCCGCGACCGCCTTCTCGTCCGCCGAGAGCGGATCGGGAAGAGTGGCCCGCTTGAAGGACGTCGCCCGCCACTTGCAGCCCTCGCAGACGCCGCAGCCGCCGCGACGCGGCCCGTAGCACGAGTGCGTCACGCGGAGGTGGGGGTAGGCCCCGACCTGTCGGGCCTTCTCGACGATCTCGCCGGGGATCGTCTGGATGTACGGAGCGATGACGTCGACACCCGAGGCGAGCGAGGTCCTCGCGATCGAGTGCATGAGGTTGACCCCGAGCGGCGAGTGGTTGACGGGCGACTCGCCGACGCGCGATCCGAGGTAGACGGACGCGCGACGCGCGGAGTCGGCCCAGGCGACCGCGGCGATCGCGAGGAGCGGGAAGGCCGGGAGAACGTCCTGACGGACCCGGCTCGCCTCGAGCTCGGGGTCGAGAAACGTCCAGCGGTCGTCCTTCGTCCGGAGCGAGGCGATCCGCGTGAGGAGATCGAAGGGGACCACGACATGGTCCGACTCGAGGAGTGCCGCGACGTCCTTCGCGGCCGCGAGCTCCGCCTCGCGGCATCGCTGCCCGTAGTCGAACGTGAGGAGGAGGACGTCATCCCCCGCCTTTCGGCGCTCGAAGGCGAGCGTCGCACTCTTGTAGCCGCCCGAGAGGAGGACCACGACCCGCCGCGCTCCGTTCACGTCCTCGACCTCCATTGGTTAAGTGCCCTTAACGCCCATCCTCGACAACCCGCTTCCGCTTCGGGACCTTCTTCTCCGGAGCCTTCCCGGCTTCCCGCTTCGCCTTGCACTCCGCACAGAGGGAGAGTCCTCCGAACGGGCCCGGAGACTTCGCCCCCTCGGCCCCGCATTCGAGACACCTCACGACCATGTCGCCCTCCCCCGACGCCTCGCCCGGCGCCGACTCCTCCGTCCCGACGCGCTCGACGATCGAGCGCCCGTCCTCCCCGAGCCGGACGCGGTAGGCACGGTCCGCGCGCTCGGCAAGGGCCCGCTGGTGGGTCACGATGAGGAACTGCCAGCCCTGGCCGGCGAGAGAGGCAAGGAGCTCGCCGAGCCCGTCGGCGTGCTCGGCCGCGACATGCCGGAACGGCTCGTCGGCTACGATGAGCCGCGCGAGGGGCGGACGGGAATGGCGGGCGACGACGAACCTGAGGACGAAGGCGACGACGTCGACGACCCCGCCGCCATGCCCGTCAACGAGCTCCGTCTCCACCTCCTCGCCGCCGTGAACCGTCGTGAGGAGGGGCGTCGCCGCGGCGACCCCGCGCTTCTCCTCCCAGAGGAAGCGGAAGCGGTAGTCACGCCGCCGGAACACCGCGCGGAGGGCGCGCGTGACGAGTCCCTCGACGCGGGCGCCGACCTCGGCCTGCTTCGCCGCCGCGAGGCCGAGGAGGACGGCCTTCGCGTCGGCGGCGAGGCGGGCGGCGATCCGAGCGTCCTCCGCGCGCTCTCGGGCCTCGGCGCGCTCTCGGACGATCCGCCGGAGCTCGGCCTCCTCGGCGACTTCGGCACGCTCGAGCCGCCGAAGCCGGTCGACAAGCTCAGGCGTGGATGAGGCGGGCATAGACCCTCCTGTTGCCGGCAAGGGGCCGTCTCGCCATCGTGTCCGCTCGTCGGAGTTGCATCTTCCGTCCCCTGCGGACCGGGAACGCCGCGTACACGAGCGCGAGCTCTTGGAGCGTCTCGACGATCGATCGGGCGCAGCGGTCGCAGAGCCGGATCCGGCGCTTCACGAGGGACCGGACCTCGATCCCGAATCGGCACAACGCCGGCCGCCTGCGGCAATCCCGACAACGGACGGAAGGGTTCACGGCTCCTCGTCGACGACGCCCTGCCGGAGTCGCTCGACGACCGCGTCCAGGTCCTCTCGGTCGTCATCGCTCAGGATCGGGGGACCGTGATGGTCTCGGACGCGCCCGAGGACACCACGATCCCACTCCGCGTCGAGCCAATGACGCCATCGGTACTCCTCGTCCCGGCGCTGGATGGAGATCGGACGCGGTCGCGGGTCCGTCTCGGGCAAGAGGGCGATGAGAACCCGCAGGAGCCGCCCCGTCTCGTAGCTCCGGAGCACGATGGTCACCCCGCGCAGAGAGGCGTGACGGCGGCAATGCGCGGCGATCTCGTCCATCTCCTCGAGCTCGCGGCGCATCGCCTCGGAAGGCTGGTCGCCCATCAGAATCCCGCCTCCTTCAGCAATCGGTCGACCTCGGCCGCCTTCTCCTCGGCCTCCTTCCGGAGCTCGGCCTCCATGCGCCGGAGCTCGTCCGGATCGTCCGTTCCCCAGTTCTTCTTGAGCTCCTCCCGGTACCGGGCGAGCTCGCGTGCCGACACCTCCGCGTCGCGCTCGGCCTCCGCGTGCGCCTTGACGGCACGCTCGACGCGGTCCTGGAGACCCCTGAACTGGTCGACCGTCACGATCGCCGCCTTCTTGTCCGCCGGCATTGTCAACCTCCCACCACCGCCCGGGCCTGCGCGAGGTAGCGGAAGGCCTCCTCGACCGCGGGCGTGCTCACCTTCCCCACCTGCATCCTTCGGAGGAGCTCCTCCGGCTCCATGGAGAGGAGGTCGACGTCGCCGGCGAGCTCGCGCGCGACCCCCTCGATCTCCCGCCGGGCCTCGTCCCGCTCGACTCCCTCCTCAAACCCCTCGAGAGGGTCCTCCTCGTCCCGAAAGGCTTCCTCGACAGGTCGACAGGGGAGCGGAAGCGACTTCCAGGAGACCTCTCCGTCCTCGACCCGGACGAAGAGGAAGCGACGCGGCTTCTCGGCCTCGAGCCGCGAGATCCGACAGACCGAGCCCACGTTGACGACGTCGTCGATCTCGAACGGGTCGTGGTTGTGGCCGTTGAGGAGAAGCCGCGGCCGGCGACCCGGGATCTCCGACGGATGCGTCGCCGCGAACGGGTACTCCCGCTGTTCCGGAACGAGCATGCCGTGGGTGACGCGGATCTCGACCTCGACGTCCGCGCAGACGCCAGCGTAAAGCTCGCGCGCCCGGCCCTCGGGCATGTACGGCGCGCCCGAGAGGCTCATGCCATCGAGCCGGACGACCGTCTCCGAGAGGTCCCGAACGACGCCCGCTTCGACGAGGCACTCGTAGGCGGTCCCCTCCATGCGACCCGGCGAGTCCGTGTCGTGGTTCCCGAGGACCGAGTAGACGAAGCCGCCAGGGAACCCGCGGAGCTCGCGGATCAGGTCCGAGATGTCCGCCTCCTCGGGGTGCTTCCGGTGGAAGATGTCGCCGGTGCAGACCGCTACCGCGCCGACCTTCTCGGCCGCGCGCCGCAGGTAGGCGAGCTTCTCCCGGAGGCACTCCGCGTAGGTCTGGCGGCGAGCCCTTGGCGGCTGGCGCGTGTAGTGGAGATCTCCTGTTACGAGGAGGCGCACGATCGCCACGACACACCCTCCACCGCCTCGTACAGCGTCGAATTGTTGACCCCGAAGTGGTCCGCGATCTCTTGGTATGTCCTCCCCGATGCGCGCATTTCTCGGGCAATCCGGATCTTCTCGGGCGATAGCTTCGCGAACGGGTGACGAACGCCGTGCCGCATGCGCCCCTTCACGCGAGCGTCCAACATGTTGGCCGCATGCGATCCAAGAAAGAGATGATCGGGACGAACGCACCGCGGATTGTCGCAGCGATGGAGAACATGCGCCTCCGGTTCCAGCCATCCGTTCGCGAGCGCGAACGAGACTCGATGCGCCTTTGCCGTCCCCGCCCCGCTACTCCCCTTGCTGATCTGCCCGTAACCCCGAGCGTCGAGCGAGGCCATCCAGATCCAGCAATTCGGACCGGCTTGGACCTTCGACCAGAACCGGACGAGCATCGCTACGATCATCAAGAGGCAGAGGCGAGCATCGACACCCATCACGAGAAGGCGAACGACGCTCATCGCGCGCCCTCCCCGAGCCGGCTCCCGCAGAGCGGACATGCCGGAACCGCTCGGAGCGCTCTCCGCGCCGCCTCGAGCTCGCGCTCCGCGGCGTCCCTCCTCGCAACGGCGTCGTCGACCTCGCGAACGTGAAGCCGCTCCCGCCGAGCGGCCTCGCGCAGGGCGTCCGCCTTCTCCCCCGATGCGCGGGCAGCGGCCGCGTTCGCGCAAAGCGCGGGGGCCACCGACAACGCCTGGTGCTTCTCCCCCGCCGCGGCGTCGAGCGCGATGAGATGATCGAGGCCCCGGAGAGCCTGGCCGAGGCCGCGAGCCCGAGACGCGACCCGATCGACCTCGGAAACGACGGTCGGGATGGGTACGACGCGCGAGAGGCGGTCGCGTCGGGACCGCAGCCCGTCGACGCGGAGGCGAAGTCGATCGAGACCGCCGAGATCCTCGCCGATCCAGGCGGCCCTCTCGCGTCCCCTCACCGAGACCTCGAGCTGCTCTCGCGCCGCCCGCGACGGCTCGAGCCTCCTCGCCGAGTCGGCGGCGTCCTCGAGCTGGTCGAGGAGGCGGGAGAGCCGTTCTCGCGCGACGGAGAGGTCCGTCGCCGCGTCCTCGGCCTTCCGCGCGCCCTTGAGGAGCGACGCCGCTTCCTCGCGAGCGCCGCGATACCGCTCGACCTTCTCCCGCTGCGGGCCCTCGCGTTCGATCGCCGATCGCTCCGCCTCCTCCGCCGCTGCGGCGTCTCGGTCGCGCGCCTGCGCGTCCGCTTGCGCCTCCCGTACGGCCGCATGAACGACATGGAGGCCGGAGAGGAGGCCGATCACGCGCGCCACGACGGAACCCGGCTCGCGAAGAAGGAACGGCTCGGAGCGGTCGAGCTGCTCGACGAGGTTCGGCCGAACCGAGACGCCTCGGTCGACCTCGACCTCGCGAACGCCGAGGACGTCCTGGACCTCCTTCGGCGTCACGGACCCGTGGCCCGAGAAGGTTCGGGTCGCGGACACCGGTCCGTCCGGAAAAAGGACCATGAGCTCGTTGACCTTGCCGCCCTTGCGGAGGTTGACGGCGCGCCCGTCGTCGAGCTCGACCTCGACCTCGGCCGCCTTCTCGCCGCGCTCGACGAGACCGGCGCCGCGGGCGCCGAAGAAGAGGTCCCGGAGCGCGCGGACGACGTTCGACTTCCCTTGATCGCTCGGCCCCACGATCGCGGTCACGCGAGGCGAGAGGTCGAGATCCACGAAGTGGAGCGAGCGATAGGCACGGGCTCGGATGCGCTGAATCACACTCGCGCCTCCTTCGGTCGGAGGTACCAGAGCGCGAACCCCTCGCCGTGGAGAAGCGCCAGACGATGCTCTCGGGGAACTCCGCGTCGGTCGAGCTCGCGATTCGCGGCTCGGAGGCCGCGGTCGTTCTTCGCGAGCATGAGCCCGTCCGCCTCCCGGCCCTCGATCCCGACCATTCCCCCCTGGATCATCCGCCCCACCCGAACTCGACCGCGCGGCTCGTGTCCGCGCCCGGGAGTCCCTTGCAGCGGAAGACGAGCCGGTAGACGCCCGGCTCCTTCTCGACCGGAACCTGCTCGACCTGGAGCGTCTCGAGGTCACCCTTCGCCCCGCGGAACTGCTCCACGACGCGCCCGAACCAACCCGCGACGTCGGCCGCCGGCGTCCGCCGCGGCTCCCACCGGATCGAGGTCTCGAGGAGCTCGAGCCGCTCCTCGCCGCCGCCCGCGAAAGAGACCACGTCAGGCCTCCTTGACCCCGAGGACCCCGCGGAGCCAGCCCCGACCCTCCTCGCCGTCGAGGAGCCGCCGGAGGTCGACCGCCGAGAGCGGAGCTTTAAGGCCCTCCGCCTCGAAGAGCCTTCCCTCCTTCCGCTCGACCCATCGCCCCTTGCGGGCCTCGGCGAGGAGCTCGATCGCCTCCTGGGCGCGGTCGATCCCGTCGCGGCCGTCGACGTGATAGGGAACCTCGGCGCGGCGCTCGGATGCGGTCTTGTTCTTGATCACGCGGACGCGGACGAGGCGGCCGCGCTCGGGATAGACCGGACTCCGCGACCCGACGATCAAGAGGCGGACGTCCGACCAGAAGCGCGGGTTCTCGCCGCCGGAGGGGACCCACGGCCGGAACTGCTCCTTCCCCCGGTAGCCGATCGACTGCTTCTTCGCGTGGTTCACGAGCCAGGCGACGCATCGCCGCGCGGAGAGGAGCCGGCGATAGCGCGGGAGCCATGTCCCCAGAGCGCGGGCGACGAGCGCCGGCGGCGGCGAGAGCCCGTCGTCCTCGTCCTCGAGCTCGGGCACCATGGACGGGATCGAGTCGTGGACCACCATCGCGACCTTCCCGGTCCCGACGAGCTTCCGCGTCACGAGGTCGTCGGCCTCGAACGATCTCGGGCGAAAGAGGAGGACCTCGTGGGCGCGCCACATGGCGGGGAGGTCCTTGAGCCGGTCAACGACGCCGATCGGCCGACGGAGGATCCGCTCGCCGTAGGCGATGTCGAGGGCGACCTCGTGGTCCTGGTAGAGGATCTTCCGCTTCCCGCGGTGGAAGTCGAGGACGTCGCGGGCAACCTCGAGCGCGAGCGTCGTCTTCCCGGAGTCGTTCGGTCCGTGACCCTCGACGATCCGACCGGCGGGGAGTCCGCCGCCGAGCGCGCGGTCGAGCGCGAGGAGGCCGAGCGGCCAGCGCTCGACCTCGGTCCGGACGAGGAGCGAGGGAAGGCCCTTCGCGAGCTCGGCGAGGACCGCCGCCTCGGTCGCGGCCTTAGCCACGGTATCCTTCTCGATCCGCCCTGGCGGCGAGTTCGACGAACACGCCTCGCGGCACGTCGTTGACCCGGACCTTGCCTCGCTCCTCGGCCGGCAGGGCGAAGAGCGCCGACGCACCCTCCGCGCGGAAGAGGCATCGAGCATGGACGAGACATTCGCCGGCCCGGAGGAGATCGACGAGACCCTCTTCGGACGCCTCGGGAAGGCCGAGATGCCCGCAGATGGCGCACGGCCTCAGCCGTCGAACGTCATGCGCTTTCACGGCCCGAAGACCTCCGACCGCCATCCCCCGCCCTCCTTCTTCGTCTGGCGCGTCCAGGCGACGAACCGAAACTCGGGCCAGGCCTCCGCCGCGAGCTTGACCTTCAGTCGAGCGTCGCGATGCCAGAACCCCTTGACCTCCCAGAGCTCCACAGCCCCGTCGGGAAAGAGGACGAACCAGTCCGGCGTGTAGAAAGTCGGGCTCCGCTTCCCGTCGACGTCGCAGACCGTGATCAGGAGACGGATCCCGCCGTAGCGGTAGCGGAGGATCTCGCCGTGGCGTCGCCGCGGCCCGAGGACCTCCCTCTCGAAGAGGAGGTCCCACCGCCCCTTCTCGAAGGGGGTCCTCGGACCTCGGACGCGGACGCGAGCCCTCACGGCCACACGACGCGGCGCCCGCGGTGGAAGACGCCGTACTCGTAGAGGCCGGCCACCGGCGGGATCGCCGCGATGGCGACCTCGGCCGACTCGAACTTGTCGACCGTCTTCCAAGGCGTCTTTCGTCGAAATCGTCGCCGAGCGTTCCGCGTCCGCGTCTCGTGAGCCTCGACCCATCGCCTGCGAAGCAGATATCGAGGCACACGCACGATCAGAGGTCCTCGCCGTCGCCGACAAGGTCCTCGAGCTCGGCACCGACGTCGTCCTCGTCCTCGCGATCGTCGTCGCGCCGGCGCCGGTTCCGCCGCCCGGGCCGGTCGAGCATGACGCGGTCGTCCCCGTCGTCCTCGTCGAACTTGTCGGGATCGAACTCCGTCGACCTCCGCTCCCGGACGAGGCTCTTCGCGATCGCCTCGTCCGTGAACTCCTCGGAAAGCCAGGCCTTGAACCGCTCGATCCCGTCCTCCTTCCACGCGGCGACGTGGCTCTTCTTGAGCTCGAACCGCTGCGAGACGGAGAGCGTCAGGCGCTGCATCTGCGAGTCGAGGCAGTTGACGACGATGTCGACACCCGTGATGTCCTTGCCGAGCTCGCGGGCCTCGGGAAGGACGACGTCGCGCATCTGCTCGTATTTGTCCTTGCCGAAGATCCAGATCATGACCTTCCCGACCGGCTCGACGTCCTTCTTGATGGCGCTCCGGATGTGGACGATCGGGACCGCGTAGCGGTCGGACGCGGTGTCCTCGCCGAGCTTCTTGCACGCGGGGCAGGTCGGGAGACGCGAGCAGTTGTGGTAGGCCTTGCGCTTGTTGTCCCAGTGCGTCCCGACCCGGACGGGGAGCTTGATCCCCGGAACGGGCATGACGTGGATGACATCCCGCCGGCCCCGCTTGCCGCGGTACTTCGGGAGGAACTTCCCCCCGGACTGGATCGACTCGTCTTCCCAGCCGACCTCGTCCCAGGCCTGGGCGGCCGCCTTCTTGCCGTTCCCGTCCTTCTTCCCCACCGGCTTGGCGCGCGGCTTCTCGACCTCCTCGCCGTCATCGTCCGCGTCCTGGTCGTCGCCGTCCTCCTCCTCGTCGACGTCGTCCGGCTCCTCCTCGCCGTCCGGCTCGTCGCCGTCCTCCTCCGGCTCCTCGTCCCTCGGGCCCGACGCCTCGCGCGCGATCCGATCCTCCCGCTCCTCCGGCTCGTCGCCGCCGTCCGCCCCCGCGGCCGCGAGTTCCTCGAGCGCCTCGGCCTCCTTGTCGATCGCGTTCTTCCGGGCGTTCTCGTCGGTCTTCTCCTTGATCCGCGCCTTCGTCCGATCCTCGTCCGATCGTCCGTCCTTGCCGCCCTTGGCGGCCTTGACCTTGTCGGCCATCTCGCGTCTCCGTCTTCCGTCTGCCGGGAGGCGCCTCATGCGTCTCCGCGATGAGCCTTCCCGTCGAGCCGCGAGAAGCGAATCGTCCCCCGGGCGCGCTCCTCGCGGATCAGGTCGACCTGCTGGCGAAGAACCTCCTTCGCCGCCGTGGCGTGCTCGAGGACGCTCTCCGCGTAACGGGCGAGCGCCTTCGCGGCCCGGGCCAGCTCCTCGGCCTCGCCGAGGCGCTCGTCGTCCGCTCGGAGCCGGACGGCGATCCGGGCCTTCTGACGCGCGGGCGAGAGGGTGCCGAGCTCCGGGTCATCCGGGGCGCTCGAGAAGAGGAGCTCGGCCCGGGCCCTCCGGGCGCGCTTGAGCGTCGAAACGCGGCCCTCGGTCCGGACCTGGGCGAGAACGAGCCGGCCAAGGAGCCGGAGGACGAGCTCGCGGGCGCGGACGACGCGCGCCTGCGTCCGCCAGAGGCCCTCGAGGCCTCGGGCGAGCGGGTCATCGGGGAGCCGGACACGCCGGGCGAGCCGGCGGAGGACGCGAAGGAGGTGGAGGGCGGCCGGAGGGGATCGGCCTCGGTCAGCCACGGAGGAGCGCCGAGGCGTCAAGGAGCGGGATCGCGACTCCGAGGACGGCCGCGAGCTCACGGCAGGCCCGGCGATCGAGCGGGAGGTCGACGCGGAGTTGCCCGCCCTTCGGCCCCACGATCACGACGCGGACAGAGAGCAGGACGGGCTCGAGCTTCTCCGTCACGAGGATCGCCGGCTCGATCCGGCTCCCCGTGCTCGACGCGAGCGCGATCGGATCGAAGGTCGGGAGGCTCCGAGCGGAGGGAGGTCCGTTAAGGGGGCTTAACGTCCCCCTCCGATCGGAGGGCCCGGGGGAAAGGGGAAAACCCGGGCCTCGCGTGGAGTTCCCGACCTCTCGAGGCAATTACTCCTCCTCGTCCCGCGCGACCGCCGCCCGGGTCGCCGGCCTCGGCGTCCGGTTCATGGAACGGAGGCCCGTCTCGATCGCGACGTTGACGGCCTTGACGTGCGGGACGAGCTCCTGGTCGGCGACCGCCTTGAGGAGCCGCATGAGATCGAACGTCTCCGGCCGGTAGGTCGGGTCGATCGCGACCTTGAGCGTGACCTCGAGGTCGACCCCGCCGGTATCCGTGCGCTGGAGGACGACCTCGACCTCGTCGGAGAGCTCGAGCGTCGGGTTGCTGAGCTCCTTGAGGTCGAGCCGCTTCTTCGGCGCGCCGCCGCGCGGGCTGTAGCCCTCGTACGGCGCGGTGGGCGGCGAGCTCGCGGGCGCCGAGGTCCCCGAGGACGAGGGCTTCGAGGCGGGGGGCATCGCGGCACCCGCCGGCGGACCCGCGTCGTCCTTCTCGGGGGTCTCGCGCTTCGGGTCGTCGGCCGGCTTCTCGCGGGCCGGCGCCGGAGCGGCCGCGCGCTGCTTCTCCTCGATCGCACGCCGGTCCCGCTCCTTCCGGATCTCGCCGACGATCGCCTCGGCCTCGGAGAGGGTCATCTCCCCGCGCCGGAGGCGCTCCTTGTCGCCGGGTGGGAGGTCGAGGACCATGAGGCGCTGCGAGACCCGCGCGGCGGAGACGCCGAGCCGCTTCGCGAGCTCGGACTGGGTGAGCCCCTCGTCCCGGAGGAGCGTCGAGAGGAACTCGGCCCGCGTCATGGCGTCGACGGGCTCGCGCTCCTGGTTCTCCTCGTCGCCCTTGATCGCCGCGTCGATCGCGTCGTCGACGTGCTCGAAGATCCGTCCCGGGATCGTGTCGCGCCCGAGGAACCGGTAGGCCTCGGTCCGCCGCTCGCCGAAGATGATCGTCTTCCCGTCCGCCATGACGCCGATCGGGTGGACGAGCCCGTGAGCCGCGATGGACTCCGCCAGGCTCTCGACCTGCGAGCGCTCGTACGCGGACTGCGGGCGCTGCCGGTGCTTGAGCGAGACGAGATCGGCGACCCGGAGCGGGACGACGGGCGCGAGGTCGTCGACCTTGAACCCGCGCGCCTGCGGGGAGGGCGGCGCGGTCTTCTCGTCCGGCTCGTCGACCGACGCCTTCGCGGTGGACGACGTCGGCAGCGCGCCCTCGGCGCGGCCCGCGAGCTTGAGGCACGACCCGCAGGTCACCACCGAGGCCGAGACGACGCAGTCCATGAGCGGGACGGAGGCGCCGCACTTCGCCGCCCCGTTCCAGAGGAGATGGGACGGCCGGGAGGCGGCCGGAGCGGGTGCGTCCGCTCCGCTCGCGAGAACCGCGTTGATCTTCGCCTCGACACGCCGAAGGACCGGCGACTTGAGACTCGATCCCTCGGACTCCTCGGACTTCTTCTCGTCCTTCGCCGGCGCGGCCGCCCGCGCGCGCGACGGAGCATCCTTGGACTCGGTCTCCTTCTTCCCCCACGCGGAAGAGGGGGACGCCTTCTTCTCGGTCTTCGGGTTCTTCTTCGCCGGCTTCGACCCCGGCTTCTTCGTCTTCGTCGCCATCGCTTCCTCCTCGGGGAGCCTTCCGGCTCGATCCGGATGCGGGAGGCTTTCGTCGCGGATCGTTCGACTAGGGGACTAGTTCAACTTCTTGAGTCTCTTACTTCTCTCTCTCTCTCTCTCTCTCCTCTCTTGAATCGAATCCCGGATGATGATGGGGAGGGGGTGGCGGGGGAGGGGGTTCGACACCGTCCTCCCTCGCGAGCCGGAAGAGCGTCCTCGCCGACGAGAGCCGGAGCGCTCGACTCGCCCCCGCGCGGATCTCGGCGGGCGAGAGCCCGCAGATCCTCGCGGCCTTGCGCGCATCGCCGTCCGAGGCAACGAGGGCCTCGACGGCAGCGAGCTCGCGAACGCGACCGAGCGCGTGGAGCTCTTCGACGAGCCCCGCCCAGGCGTCCCGGACCTCGACCGCGAAGACGTCCCGCTCGAGCGTCCGCCGGCGGTCCGGGAGGTCGACGGACGGACCTTCCTCGCGCGGCTCGATCGCGACCGCCGAGCGGAAGACGTCGCGCCTCGACGCTCGCGAGATCACGTGACGCTCGGCGCAGATGCCCGCGAACGTCGTGAGCCGGGACTTCGCCGGGTCGTAGGCGTCCGGCCGCCGGAGGAGACGGACGTAGACGCCCTGGACGAGGTCGTCCTCCTCCTCGAGGATCGAGAGGCCGCAGGCGCGGTAGCCGCGCCCGCTCCGCCGGACGATCTTCCGGAGCATGCCCTCGACGCCGAGGGGGCCCTGCCCGCGCCCCGCTCCGCGCCGGAGCTCCTCGGCCGCGCGGCCGAGAGACGTCTCGTTGAACGTTGCCTTCATCGCTAGCGGCCTCAGTCGAGCTCGATGAGCCGGCCGTCGCCGACGTCCACGATCCCGGGGAGTCCCGTTCTCGGCGCCGCGATCGCCGCTTCGTCCTTCCGCGCGGCACGGATGCGGGCGAGGCGGGTGTCCATGGACTGCTTGGCCTCATCGAGGTCTCGGGCGTGGCCGGCGCGCGGGGGCGCGATGGTCGCGGGGTCCGGCGTGTAGAGGTCGTCCCCTCCCGTCGGCTGACGCTCGGCCCGCGGCTCCGAGAGGGACGCGACGCGGCCGGCGGTCGAGAGCCCACCCATCCGGGCCGCGGCCTCGACCTTGCGCTCGAGGGGGGCGGCCTCGATCGCACGCTGGACCGGGTTCGCGCACTGCTCCGTCGTCAGGAGCTCCGAGCTCCGGTACCAGAGACGCGCGCTGAGCTCCCCGAGGATGTTCGCGAGGTCGCCGACCTTGGCCGCGGTCTCGGGAAGCTCGCCGCGGGCGAAGCCGACAAGGACCCGAGCCGCGTCGAGGCTTGCCCTGCGGAGGTCGACCTCGGGCCTGTCGTGGGCCTTCGCCCCGTTCGCCGAGGGCGCCGCCGGCTGCGCGGTCTCGGTGACGCCCTGGAGGTCGGCGGCGGAGACCTCCTCGCCCTCGATCGTCCCCTCGGTCGGCTCGAGGCCCGGCGCCTTGGCGACGAGGTCGAACGCCGAGATCCTGACGTAGAGGCGGTTCCGCACGCGGCTCGCACCGGCGAAGTCGTCGGCGGCGAACTCGAGGACGTCGCCCCGCTTCGGGTTCCGGTCGGCGATCGAGTAGCGGAAGCCGTCGTAGTCGCAGCGCGGGAGGTAGGCCCGGAGGAGCTTGCGCGTCGCCGCGTCCCACATGACGAAGGCGACCCAGTTCCCGTTCTCGCCCTCGCGCTTCTGGATGGGGTTCCGGACGTAGCCGTCTCGGACCTCGACCTTCCTCGTGAGCATCGCGTTCGTCCTTTCGGGCGCCCCTTCGGGCGCGGTCCGGTCGCGGGCCCCGGCCGTAGGCGCGGGGCCCGACGGCGGGGGTTGCTAGTTCAGGGTCCGGACGTAGAGGAGCTGGCTCGCCTGCTGCTCGAGCTCCTCCTGCGCCCACGCATTCGTCCAGCGGTTCGTGTGGGCCGCGCGCGTCATGGCGTCGATGAAGTGTGCGCGCGTGTAGCCGCGGGCCTTCCCGGGACCCGGGTTCTCCCAGGCGTGGACGTAGCGCTTGACGAGCTCCGCGTCCGAGCAGCCGGAGATCTTCCCGTAGCCGCGCTTCAGGAGGAGCTCGAAGACGCGCGCAGCCGTCGCCTCGGAGGTCGGGCCGGCGACGTCGAGAACCTTGAGGACGTCCTCCTGGGAGGCCGCGTTCCAGCGGTCGACGAAGCCCTTGACCTGGCTCATGGCGCCGTCGACGAGTCCCTCGAGGTGTCGCGCCATGCTGACCTTGCCGACGTGGCGCTTCGACCCGAGCTTGACGACGGAGGAGCCGACGATCAGGTAGTTCAGGCACCGGTTGTCGTGGGCGACGAGCTCGACGACGAGGGAGGAGCTCCGGTCGTCAGCCGTCCGGACGCGGGCGCCGAAGCGGAAGACGTCGCCGCAGCCCGCGAGCTCGGTCCCGTGGTAGTTGAACCAGAGGACCTTGAGGCTCGCGAGCGAGCCGTCGTAGGTCGCCTCGCACCGGGCGCCGTCCGCGAGGCCCTTCCCGTCGAGGACGCGGACGAGGTCGCGGGCGACGCGGTCGACGTTGTAGCCCTGGTAGCTCGGAGAGACGACCGCGTAGACGCCGCGCGGGCGACCCGGGCGCGCGATCCGGGTCCGGAGGACGACGCTCTGGTTCTCCGCTCCCTCGAGGAGGTCGTTGACGTTGATCGCCCGGAGCTCGGCGCGGACGCTCGAGAGGTAGGCGCCGGCGAAGCGCGCGGGGAGGAAACCGCAGAGGTCCTGGAACGCGCCGGCCTCGGGCCGGAGGTCGCCGTGCGGCGTGACGAGGACGCCCGAGGGCTCCATCCCGAGGTCCGTGAGCGCGACCCGGAAGTCGCGCCGGTCCTCCGCCTCGACCGTTGCCGCGACCGCCCCGAGCCCCTGGCGCGCGAGGGGGAGCTCCTCGAACTCGCGGCGGACGCGGAGGTAGCCCTCCGCCGTCCAGGACCCGGCGTTCGCCCCGACGGCGAAGAGCGGCGGCTCGAGCTCGAAGCCGAGCGCCTCGAGGTCCCGGCGGTCCTGCTCGATCGTGACCGCCGCGAGCCTGCTGTCCGGGAGTCTCGCCCCGATTGCCGATGCCGGGGCGATCACTTGCGAACCTCCGACTTCGGCGCGGTCGAGATACCCGTCAAGTCGGGGGTCGGCGCGAGGTCGATGTCGACGCCGCCGCACTTGGGGCATCCGATCGACATCGCCTTCTCGGCGGCCTTGTCGGTCTTGAACGTCTTCCCGCACTCGTAGCAGCGCCACATGGGGCTCTCCTCCTCGGCCCCGGGCGGGGTTGAGGAGGCGCCGGCGGAGCGGTCCGGGGCGAGCCCGATCCGAGGCGCGTGGTCCGGGGCGAACGAGGAGGACGAGGCGGGGGCCGGGCGGACCGCGGGCGCGGCCGACGGAAGGTGGGCTATCTCATGGAGTTGCCGTGGGGTGGGCCCGCCCGGATTCGAACCGGGGACCAGCCGATTATGAGTCGGCCGCTCTGACCGATTGAGCTACGGGCCCGCGGGAAGAAGCCAGGCCATGGTAGAGGAGGAGGCCCCGCCCTGTCAACGACGGCGCGGGCCGAGGGCGGGCGCGATTGACAGGCCGCGGGGCGACCGGTACGCTCGGCGCCGTGATCAAAGACGCGCCGCCGAGGCCGCACTGGCTGATCGACTTCTACGGGTGCGACCCGGAGCGGCTGGACGACGTCGCCGGGCTGAAGCGGCTGCTGTACGAGGTCGCGGCCACGCTCGGGGCGACGACGATCGGCGACGTGTTCCACCGGTTCTCGCCCTGCGGGGTGACGGGGGTGGTGGCGGTGGCGGAGTCGCACCTCTCGATCCACACCTGGGTCGAGAGCGGGTACGCGGCGGTGGACCTCTTCCTCTGCACGAGCGGGGCGACGCCCGAGCGGGTCGAGCGGGCGGTCGGGCGGGTCGCCGAGTTCCTCGGGGCGAGGAGGCGGACCGTGAGCGTCGCCGAGCGCGGCGCCGAGGTCCGCGGGGGGTCCAGGCCTGAGGTTCCGGTGGGCGCGGGCCGCGCGGACGCCCCGTAGAATCGGGCCATTCCGGACGCTATAATGGGTCGGCGACGCGCTCAAAGTCCGCGCGCGCGTTGGGTCTTCGCTTGCCGGCCGAAGGGTCCGCGCGGGGGACGAGGGGGTAGAGAGCCGATGAACCCCGGCCCGAACAACCACTTCCGCACCACCGTCGATCGCCAGCGCGAGACCGAGCGGCGCCGCCAAGAGGAGCCCGCGAAGCCCGCCAAGCCCCCGAAGCCCGCGCCCAAGTGCGCGTGCAACTCGCCCGAGAAGACCGTCCCGCCCGTCGGCGAGGGCAAGGGCAAGCACGTCGCCAAGTACCGGGTCCTCCTGAACGGCGCCGAGGCGCCGCGCAACGTCATGGAGGACCTCCGCGAGATCGTCGTCGACCAGGCGACGGAGATGGCGGACTTCTTCGTCATCGCCCTCAACAACGACGGCAACCGCTGGTCGGACAAGCCGACCTTCCGCCCCGGCGCCAACATCCGGATCGAGCTCGGCTACGAGGGCGACGTCGTCGTCCCCGTCATGGACGGCGAGGTCGTGTCCTGGAAGGCGAGCTACCCGCGCCGCGGGCCCTCGACCCTGCGCGTGCAGGGCTTCACGAAGTACCACCGCCTGAAGCGCCCCAGGCTCACGCGCTCCTTCGGCCCGAACAAGAAGTACTCGGACATCGCCAAGGAGATCGCGAAGGAGTGCGGCCTCTGCGAGGGCATCGAGGACTCGGGGATCGCCTTCGAGGCCGTCTACCAGCACAACCAGACGAACCTCCAGTTCCTCCTCGAGCTCGCCCGCCTGATCGGGTTCGAGGTCTTCGTCTCCGGCGAGCACAACGGCAAGGGCAAGCTCTACTTCCGCAAGGCGCGCACGGACAAGCCGTCGATCCAGACCCTCAAGTGGAAGGAGAACCTGATCGCCTTCCACCCCCACCTCGCCGTCGCCCGCATCCCGACCCTCGTCGAGGTCATGGCCTGGAGCGGCGCCCGCAAGGAGGAGATCCAGATCGGGATCCAGATCGGCCAGGAAGGCCCGTCGATGGGCGGCACGCAGACCGGCCCCATGATCTCCGAGAAGCTCGGGCCGGCGCGCCAGCTCATCGTCTTCGAGGCCCTCTACCAGAACCCCGAGGCCGAGAAGCTCGCGATCGCAACCCTCCGCCGCGCCACCATGGAGACCGTCCACGCCGAGGCGACCTGCGAGGGCGCCCCCTGGGCCCAGGCCGGGCTCGTCGTCGCGGTCGAGGGCGTCGGCCCCGACTTCAGCGGCCCCTACTACATCGAGCGCGCGGTCCACAACCTGCTGCCGCACGGCTTCACGACGACGCTCCAGCTCATCCGGACGTCGACGGGCAAGGGCGAGGTCCCGGTCCGCCCCTTCAAGCCCGTGCCCCCGAAGCCGCGCCCGCTGCCGCCGATCAAGATCATCAAGAAGCCGCCCGAGCCTTGGAAGCCCGAGCTCCGCAACCTCCGCTTCGGGTACGGCCACAAGCCCGATCTCAAGAACCTGCGCTTCGGCTACGCGCGAAAGGGCGCCCCGCACCCGTTCCTCGCGCTCGCACTCGACGGCGCCGGGATCAAGGAGCACGGGCTCGCCGCCGACGGCCTCGGGATCGTCGACCTGAAGCCGAACCTCGACAACGTGAAGTTCGGCTACCGCGACGACAAGGGCGAAGCCCAGGGCGGGATCGCGCCGCCCAAGCCCAAGCTCGAGAACGTGCGGCTCAGGTACGCGAAGGGGAGCTGACCCATGCAGCCGATGCCGAAGATCGACATCCACAACCCCGCCGCGGCCATGGCCTTCGCCGATCAGGTGCAGAAGGAGCAGGTCGCGAAGGCGGCCGAGGTCCAGCAGGCCCACCCGGGCGGCGTCGCCGGCGCCGGCGCCGGCGCGGCGGGCGGCGGCATCACGATCGACATCATGACGATCGGCGAGCTCGCCGCGACGGCCGACAACGCGATGGACTACACCTTCTTCCTCATCCTCGACAAGCCGCACTACACGGCGGCCGCGCTCGAGCAGAACCCGAACTGCGTGGCGGCCGGCGACCTCATCTTCAAGTCGCCCGCCGTCCCGGATCACAACGGCCAGGGCAAGGTCGACCTGCGCCCCCACCGGGACGCGATCAAGGCCAAGCTCAAGGACGCGAAGACGAAGGCGAAGGCGGCCGTCCTCGCGACGTCGCGCGAGCACAACGAGGACCCGAAGAAGAAGGTCGCGGTCTTCGAGCCCTGCACGATCGTGGGGCCCGTCCTCAACCTCGGGCCGCTGGACTACGCCTGACGCGCGGGCTCGACGGGGCGCGGCCCGACCGGGCCCGTTTGCACGCCCGGCCCCGAGGTCCTTATAATCGGCCCCGGTCGCACCGGGCTGGCGGGCCGCGGCGCGACCGGGGAGAGAGAGGGTAGGCGGAGGGATCATGAAGCTCGACGTCCGGAACCGGAAGACGGGCGGCACGGAGAGGATGACATCGGCGAAGGCGCCGAAGGCGGCCAGGGCGCCCGCGAAGCGGCGCGCGGCGGCGCGGCCGGGCCTCACGCTCCGCGCGAGCGCGCGGCGCGTGGCGGCCGGCGGGACGATCGAGGTCGGCGTCGACTTCAGCCGGCTCGCGACGGTCGACCTCGTCGTCGAGCCGCGCGGGGCGTTCGCCCTCGACCTGCGCGCGCTCACGCGTCCGGGCGTCGTGCGCCTCAAGGGCCGCAAGCACGGCAAGGCGACGCTCATCGCGACGGGTCGCCCGGCCGCGGCCGGCGCCCCCGAGACGCGCCGGCTGCTCCACGTCGAGTGCGAGGGCCCGAAGGTCGGCCTCAGCGACTTCGAGTACCTCCCGGCCGATGCCTGACCGGGGGCGGCGGACGCCGGCCGCGGCGCGCCGCCTCTCCCCGGCCTTCGCCCCTCCCTCCCCCTTTCCCCGCCCCGCCTGGACCAGCCGGGAACCGTACGCCCCATGAGCGAGCTCGCGACGCAGTATCGAACGCACACGTGCGGCGACCTCCGCGCCGGGGACGACGGCGCCGAGGCCACGCTCTGCGGTCACGCCGACCGCCGCCTCGACGACCGTCGCTTCCTCGTCCGCGACCGCTACGGGAAGACGCTCGTCACGGTCCACGACGAGGCGCTGCCCTACGTCCCCGAGCGCTTCGCCGCCCTGAACCCGGAGGATGTCGTCCAGGTCGCGGGCGTCGTCGCCCTTCGCGACGAGAAGGACCGGGACAAGGACCTCGAGACGGGCGAGGTCCAGCTCCGGGCGAGGACGATCGAGGTCCTGAGCCCGGCCGCGACCCTCCCGCCCGGCGTCCTCGACGCGAAGACGGTCCCCCCGGACGACCGGAACGCCTTCCGTCAGCTCTACCTCCGCCGCCCCGAGATGCAGGCGCGGCTCGAGCTCCGCTCGCGCGTCGCCCAGGCGATCCGCGAGTACCTCGTCGCCGAGGGCTTCTACGAGATCGAGACGCCGCACCTCTTCTGGTACGACCGCGTCGCCCTCGCGAGCGAGCCGATCCCGGTCGGGGGCGGGAAGGCGTTCGCGCTCCCGAGCGGCGGGCTCGTGCTCGACCAGTACATCATCGCCGGCCAGTTCGAGCGCTTCTTCCAGTTCCTGCGCGTCACGCGGCGCGAGCTGCGCGCCGTCACGCCGATGCACGCCCCCGAGCACACGCTCCTCGACCTGAACCTCGCCTACGTGGACGTCCCCGACTTCTGCGCGGTCGTCGAGCGGCTCCTCGCCCACGTCTTCCGCGCCGTCCTCGGCGTCGAGCTGGCGACGCCGTTCCCGAGCTTCACCTACCACGAGGCCCTCGAGAAGTTCGGGACGGACAAGCCGGACCTCCGCCTCGGGCTCGACATCGAGGAGGTGCCCGGGGCCACGGCCGGGTCCGGCGCGCGCCGCATCCGGGTCCCGGGCGGCGCCGCCAAGCTCAAGGAGTACGAGCTGGCGAAGCTCACGGCCGAGGGCGCGCGCGCCGGCGTGCACGTGTCGTTCCGCCGCGTCGAGACCGGCGGCCCCGACGGCCGCCCGGGCGACCTCGTCGCGACCTTCGAGTCGCCGAAGAACCCCGGCGCGGCGGCCGTCGCCGCGGGCGCCGCGCGCCGCACGCTCGCCGCCCGGGTCGGCCCGCTCGAGTCGGGGACGCACGCGCCCTGCTGGATCACGAGCTACCCCTACCTGACCGACGACCGGGGGACGCTCGTGCCGGCGGTCGCCGTCTTCTCGCAGCCGCGGGGCAGCGCCATGGCGGACTTCGCCGACCACCCCGAGGCGCGCGACAAGCTCCTCGCGAGCGCCTTCGACCTGGTGATCGACGGGGTCGAGGTCGCGAGCGCCTACATCGGCAACCACGACCTGCGCACGCAGCGCTTCGTCTGGGACGAGGTCCTGAAGTTCTCGACCCCGGACCTCGTCCGCGTGCGCGCGCCGATCGAGTCGCACCGCTTCGGCGTCCCGCCCCACGGCGGCATGAACATCGGCTTCGACCGGCTGGTCGCGCTCCTCCTCGGGCTCGAGGCCATCGACGAGGCCATGCCCTTCCCGAAGACGCCCGACTGCCGCGACCTCCTCCTCGACGCGCCCGCCCCCGTCCCGCCCGAGGCCGTGAAGGACATCGTGGGGGCGGAGTCCCCGCCCGCCGACGTCGCCGACCGCCAGCTCGTCGAGGAGACCCTGAAGCTATGA